AGAAAAATCCTGTTGGAACCCTTTTGGTGTTGGGTGCTGTTTTATTAGCTGTTAGCGGACCAATTGCAACGGTTGTGGGTGCGATACAGAGTGTTATGCCCATTCTAGCGGTTGTGGGTAAATTTTTATTATTTGTCATGGGGAAGTTATTAGCAATTCTAGGGGTTGTGGGTAAATTTTTATTATTTGTCGGGGGGAAGTTATTAGCAATTCTACCGGTTGTGGGTAAAGTTTTATTATTTCTCATGGGGAAGTTATTAGCAATATTAAGTCTCCCCGTTGCATTAATAGCCCTTATCGTAGTAGCAGTGGCGGCCATAGGGGTAGCTATTTATGTCTTCCGTGACAAGATTTGGGGAGCTATTACAACCGTAGGTGAATTCCTACTCGGCATATTCAATTGGGTGAGAGATAAAGCTAGTGATTTGTGGTCTGCTGCTCAGGATGGGATAAATTCTATAAAAGACTTTTTCTCAAAAATCACTAGTATGATTGGAGGTAAGATTTTTGATGCTGTAACAGGTTCTAAAAAGAAGAAAAAGTCCTCCCCAGGAGCTAAATCCTCAAAACTTGTTACCCCCTCCAAAGATAAGGGTGGAGAGAAAGTAAAAGGCATGATAGGAAGGTTGTTCGACATCGAAACCTTGGTTAAGGATAATGTTGTTGCAACCCAGGAAACCAACAATAAAATAGATAAGGCTTACTCTACAATAAAAAGACTTATGTTTAAACAAAATAGCATTCTGGGTGACCAAAGTGAAATATTAGATTTTGATAAAGGAGCCACGGAAACCGGTTTCTCTTTCTTGGCTAAAGAAATGCACGACGATATAGACGGGCTTAGAACTAAGTTAGTAAGGTCTGATGAGTCTATGGAACGAACTTTCGTAAAAGTAGCAAACAAGATTGCGGCAGCGGGGGCTGTCGGTGATATGGGGCATGGTGGAATTTCAGGTAGTGGAATTTCAGGTAGTGGAATTTTAGGTAATCAGACTTTTGGTAATGATCCTATGAGCTACTTCGCAGAGTTAGCGGGAGAGTTTGGGTTGTCTAAAACATCAGGTTTGAGAAATAAACCTTGGCACAGCAAAACGTCCCTCCACTACACCGGTAACGCTATCGATATAAGTAACACTGCGGGGGGTCACCACCGTTCGTCCGCAACCCCTGAGATGATGAGAGCAGCCACATACATTGCTGAAACTTATGGATCAAGACTTCAAGAACTTATCTATACTCCTCTCGGTTACTCAATCAAACATGGGAAGAAGGTTCCCCCCATTGCTGCACAAACACACTATAACCACATACATGTCGGCTGGCACAAAGGCAACACGAAACCTTTACTAGATGAAATGAGTAGTATGCCAAAGGGAGCTAAAATTGGATATGCAAACTCTTCAGAGTTTATAGCCAACAGTCAACAGACTAAGATGTTAGCCTCCGCTCTTCAAGGCTCTGGAGGTAGCGCAAATGTCACCGTCAACATCAACGGGTTCAACGGTAACTCGGAAGAACTCGCTAAGAAGGTAGTCTATCATATCGAAACTGCCATGAATAGAGGTAGGCAAAACTCAATCGTATAGTCATAAAAGAAATGTAAACAAATGTTACAACCCTCTCCAATTCCCCGAAAGGTTTGTTAATATATATATATATAAATATTGGTAGGGGAGACTTTCTCAGGGAAATAAAGAAAAGACTGTTAAGCTCCGGTCACAATTTAGAAAACATAAACTTTAGGGTATGAAGGGGTTGAAGAATACAAGGTCTTTATAAGGCCAGCAAGGAGAGAGAATGATTTGAAAGCAGTAAACTTAATGAAATTTGATGTCGTCATAGGAAACCCCCCTTATCATGATGGGAAGAAGGGTAATACACGAGGTAAACTATGGATGAAGTTTGTTAAAGAAACTCCTAGGCTTCTTAAAGAAGGAGGTTTCTTCTCTATTCTTATCCCCGACTCATGGGTTAAGAATGAGAGTAAGTCATACCAAAAGATTAGAGAAGTTTTTTCCGCATCCCTTGACACCCAAAGAGTAACAGATGTTTCGGGCTTTTTTAAAGTGGGAGTAGGTATCGTAGGGGTTTCTGGTTTAAAGCAACCTTATTCTGGGGAAACGGATTTTGATGGATTGGTTAGGGATGTAAATACTCCACCTCTACCTGAAAAAGTCTTACTTTCTGAAAAGTTAGCCTTATCAGATTTTGCAAAACTCCATCTGATACGCTCAAATAGGGGCGGTGTGGAATACGAAGAAGGTGGAGCAAATGTTGTCTTGTACTCAGGGAAAAAGGAGAAACTTACAAATTGTAAAAACCTTGAAGGGAGTGGGGTGGACAAGATTGTTATCCCTGTTTCATGTTCCTATAAAAAAAGGTTTTTCACTAACCTTCCTACAGGAGACCTTAATTTTTGGTTCCCTTGTGGAAGTGAGGAGGAGTATGGGATTTTGGATAACTTGTTTAACTTAAAAGTCGTCAGGTTTCTATGTGAAAACTATAGGAAAAGCTCAGGTTTCACTAGTGCCGTTATAATGAATAAAATACCTGATCTAAGAGGAATGGATGATCAAGGTTCTTATAAGGCACTAGGGTTAACACAAGAAGAAATTCAAATCATTGAGAAGGGCATAAAGTTATGATTGAAAGAAGTAAAGAACGAGTAAAGAAAACGGCTGAAGTATTCACCCCTTTAGAGTTATGTGAAAGAATGGTCATGGAAATCCCAAAAGAAAAGTTAAAAGACCCTTCCTCTCTATACCTTGATAACTCTTGTGGAGATGGTAACTTCTTGGTTACCCTCTTGAAAGTCCTCACAGAAGAATACGGGCATGATAGAAACCATGTAGTTAATCATCAACTCTTTGGTGTGGACTTAATGGAGGACAATATCCGGGAAGTGCATAGAAGATTAGGTCTGGAATACCCTCACCCTCACTTCGTTTGTGCTGACTCTCTAAGGTACGATTTTTCTTTTATGTAAACAAATGTTACAACCCCTTGCCTTTCCTCTGGAAAGTTGCTACTATATAAATACAGGTCAAAGGGGTTTAACCAAAAAAAAAGTTTTTCAAATCCCTTGTCAAAATCAAAAATAAGTGTTATACTTATTATATAGTCAAAAACAAAAGGTAAAACTAATGCTTAACCAATATCAAAGAATACAGTACTGCAAAAAACAACTTAAAGCCGCTAAAGCTAAAGGTAATGAATTTCTCGCTATGCTCTATGAGCAAGAATTAGAATCTAGACTCTCTCATAATAATTATATAAAGTAAAAAACAAAAGGTCAAACTAAATGTTTACAAACTACAAAACCGATCTTCGCAATCTCTACGCAGGGCTTAACCGTCAACACTATCTCATGACAGGTGAGATGCCCAAACAAATTAAAGTCACCGATACCACCAAACTCTACAAAGGTCATTCCTACAAACAACTACAAAGAAGAAACTCAGTAATCTTTAACTCACTCTCTCAAGAAAAACAAAATGATCTTCGGGAAATGGGTTATAATAATAAAGGTTGGGAGAATGTTAAAGAGTCCTGGCGTATAATGTGGAAGTATTTTAACTAAAACCTTGTCAAACTCCTAACCCTTGTGTTATAATAAGTACATAAGCAAAAAACAAATGACATTTAACTACAGTTATAATGAAACAAATCAACCTAACTTACGGACGCTTTAATCAGATTCACAACGGACACCTTGAGGTTTTCAACACCGTGATGCACCACGGAAACCCCGATGAGGCTATCATCGCCTCCAATCGCATTGACTTCGGTATGTTGAGAGACCTCCTCCCAGATGCCAGTTACACCTCTATTCGCACTAACAATGTCTTCTCACTGGTATCTGAGATTATAGAACTATACGGGGAAGATGTCCGGATAACTTTTATAGTAGGAGAAGACCAGGAAAAATTCGCTAACGCCCTACAAAATAGTTTCCCTCAAGTAGAAACCTTCTTAATCCCTCGGAGTCCTGAAGCTCCTTCTTCTACACGGGTGAGAGAACTTTTTGCTTCTACATCCAATAAAAGACAGTTCGTAACCCAAACCATTCAAAGTGGTTGCTTCTCCAATGAACACCACGCAAAAATGATTTTCAATCAACTTAGTCACTTGACGTGACAAATCCTTATCTTATAACCAAAGTGCTAATCATGAAGACAAAAAATCTTAGCAAATATGAACTAATGACCTTAGCTTATTATGTAGCAGCCAAGATGGAGAAAGATTCTTCTATTGCTACGGACAAGGTAACTTGGGAAAGTTATCATGGCTTTCCGGTGGGGGTTATTGACAGAGATGTCTATGCGGACTTCTGTGAGTTCATGAGGATTGACATGGATGACTTCACTCTACAACTTGCTGAGAGCTTCTCAGAATCAGACGCAGGTATCCACTACCACCTAAAAGGGCACCAATTAGTAGTCGCTCTTGGTGAAGAATGTGGGCTTCCTAACCCTGAACCTAATGCAAAGGTCTATATTGAAGGAGAATACTTCGAAGCAGAAGCAGGAGAGTTCTACTACTTCAACAATTGTGTCAGCCATAACTTCCATGGTAAGTTTCACTTTATCAACCTACAGAATCCTCCTCTAGTAGACTGTGAGGGTCATGACGACTTCGTTCTTTCAGAATAGTTAGCGAAGCTAACGGGGGACAACTTGTCAGAGAGGCTAAAATCTGTTATAATAGGGTCAGCAACTCAAAACGGGTTATGACCCGTTGGGTCAAGGTTCTAACGGACACTTCAACAATAAAGTTTAGCCCTTCACACAAGATAGAATAAACTAACTTAGGAGGTTTTACGAAGTAAAATGTGTGCAATATTTGGGTGTGCCTTAGACAAAGCCACCTCTTATCAAAAACAACTATTGGAAGCAATAGGCAGAGAGTCTCAGATCCGGGGGAAGCACTCTACAGGGATTTCTTACATCCGTTTTGGAGTAATACGGACAGTAATCAAAACCGTACCCTCTAACCTATTCTTCGACGAAGTTATTGAATGGAAGTCTCCCGATAATCTTCGATTAATAGGACATTGTCGTTATCCTACATCTGCTTTGCGTTTCAATCAACCCCTACACTCTCCTGAGTTATCTATGGTGCATAACGGGGTAATCAGTCAACTCCCTAAAGAAAGATGGTTCGATGAGTTTGGTCTCCAGACAGAGACATCCAATGATTCCGAACTTATCCTAAGAGCGGTTGAGCAAGGTCTTGATCCAATAAAGTATTTCCCTGATGCTTCCATCGCTATGGCTACCTTAACGAAGGAAGGGGATATCCATGTCCAGAGAAACGGGAAACGTCCCTGTCACTTTCACCCTGTAGAGAATGGTTTTTTCTTCTTCTCAACCAAGAGTATAGGTGTCAGAGCAGGGGTTCCAGAAGAAGACATCATCAAAGTAAAATCTTACGGAAAAGAACATATTGAATACAACTAAGACCTGGGGCTACGAAATAGAATGGGGTGATATCCCTCGATGTTTACCTATTCCCGAACATCTAGGCTCGTGGGAATATGCTGAGGTTGACATTTTAAATCTTCGAGAACCTTATGCACTAATGGGGGTTGACCCTTTAGGTTTAGAGCCCCCTGTGGGAGGAGAAATCAACACCACTCCTGACAAATCTATCAAGGAACAAGTGGATAAGATTATCCGTCTCAGAGACTTATTCATTGATTCAGGTTATCCTCCTACTGCATCCCTTGTTAATCATGGGCATTTACACGCATTTGTAAAAGGTTTGAAGGAAGATGTTCAAAGTCTAAAGAAACTGACCCGTTACATCCTGGATAATCAAGAAGACCTTATTAGAGCTTGCTATCAGTTCAAACCTGACCTAGAAATGAAGAAGCTGAAAAATGCGACTAGCTATCTGAAACTGGACGGAGGACGAATGATGCCTGAATGGATGGGCAATAACGTTATTAACATGGCAGAAAGCTTTGAGGACTTCATTCGGATCCAATGTTGTGGAAAGGATGGAGTAAGCAGAGGGAGACCCTTCCGTTATGCAGTGAATACTTATTGTATGAAACATACAGGGACTATAGAGTTCCGTTGCTTCCGTAGTTCCACCAAACGAAGAGAGATTGAAAGTTGCTTCCGTATAGCGGAGAGGTTTATTGATAGTGCGTTGGGTGATCAAAAGCCTATAAAGGAAATCCTCCAAGAAGAAGAGTTCACTTTCCCTCCTTTTGTTTGGAACGCCGAACATTACAAAGCGTGGATTGAAACCAAGTGGGACAAATCTCGTGGTAACAAAAAACGCCAGTTTATAGAACTCTTGTAACCTAACGGGTAAAATCCTCTGATGAATTAAATTAGAGGAAACCCCTTGGAAATTAGAGAGTGCAATAAAGAGATATTTAAATTAGCTTACGAACAGAGTAACCCAAAAAATAACAAGTTCGCTAAAACTTTTATGTCTAAAGCGAAGGTAATGGAGTTATGGGATAAATGCTTCGGCATATATGATCCTAATGGCTCTCTTTTGGGAGCAGTGGTGGTAACCCTTTCTAAAAGGAAACCCCTTGTCGCTAACTTACAACTTCTCCACGTCTTCCATGAGCATCGAAAAAACGGTTATGGTAGATGTCTGATGGAGTTTGCACTTTCTCACGCCGTGGATCAAGGGGCAGAATATTTCAGAGTATCTTCCGAACCGTCAGCAGTTAAGTTCTATGAGAGCTTAGGGTTGCGGATGATATGTGAACAGAAGAGTGGTTCTCAATTATCTTTTTCTAAGATAGGGGGCAAAACTTTTGATCTTTGTTATAATGATAGTGAGGACACTCAGTTCCAAAAAGTAATCAACCATAAAGGTCGGGGTGGTTGCGTAAAGCTTCTTAGAGAGGGCAAACCCTAGTCCCATCTTTTTTGGTGATCTACCTTGTGCCTCCGGGTGTGTGAGGAATGTTAATGAAACTAAGAAAGAAAGGATGTACCAAACTTCTAGGAAAGAACAGTTTATCGAATGGTTCCGATGGGGAGTAGCTAACGGAGATTGTGACTCAGCTCTCTGGATGATAAACTATCTTAACAAACGTTACGAACACAACACGGAAGAAAAAATTTGGCTGTGTTGGCTCTACGGTAACACCTACTACTTGCCAACATCTTGGCTTCTTAAGCAAGAGTTTCCTGATGAGGAGCTTGCCAGTTACGAAAGACTTGATAAATGGAATACAGAAAACTACAAACGTCTAAGGTATCAAACCGATACCAAGTGGTCTAAGGGTCATCTACCTGAGATGTATCAGAGTTATCATGAATGGCTGGGTGGCAAGACTCAACTTGAACGAATAAACGAGTTTGTCACAGATGATGAACAAGAGACCTTTGACAACCTTTGGAAAGAAGTCAAGAAGAAATGGTTTAAGTTCGGTAGATATACCGCTTGGTTTTATCTGCAAACTTTGAAGCACACGGTGAGTATCTCTATGGAACCTGCCACCCTGATGCTAAATGACTACTCAGGGAGTAAAAGTCATCGGAATGGTTTAATCTACGCTTTAGGGTTGGAGGGCTCTGGATGGTTGAATAAAAAGCTAACCATTGATCAGTACCAGTTCTTAGAGGGGGAGGCTTCTGAAATCCTTGAGGAGTGTCACAGGCGTTTTCCTGAACTTAAGGGGCAGATGGATAGGTTCGCCATGGAAACATCCCTTTGTTCATTCAAGAAGCTCTTCAGGGAGTCCAGGGGCCGTTACATGGGTTATTACCTTGATCGGCAATCCGAAGAAATCATGAGGGTGGAAAAGGATGGTTGGTTCGGAGTGGATTGGGAAGTCCTCTGGGATGGCAGAGAAGAAGTTATCGGTGAACCTTTAGCTCCTCTTTATGGGCGGGTTGACAAAAGCAAAATGAAGTTATTTGTAGAAGAAGGGAGGTTCCATTATAAAAGTGATCGGATTCATAGGGTGTCCAGCGTCCGGAAAGTCAACTCTAATGAGACGGTTAATGTCTGAGATAGGAGATGAATGGGAGTTAGTTCAGGAAGGAATGATCCGGTTTCATTTCAATGCTCAGAAGAACGTTATGGTGATGGGGATATATGATGATAAAGTTTTTAGTGGAACTGACCGTCTAGCTAAGAACGTGGGGCCAAAGTTCCGAGAATGGATTTCTGCATTCCACGAACAAGACACCGTTACCATATTGTGGGAAGGAGAGAGATTCTCTAACAACCCTACTATCCAACATCTGTTAAAAACTGTAGATACTGAACTCTATCTAGTGGAAGCTCCAGAGGAAGTTCTAGAAGAACGTAATCGTAATCGGAGCAACCAGAATGACAAGTGGCGTAAAGGTATGAAGACTCGGATTAACAATCTGGTTAAAAAATATCCTATCAAACCCTTGTCTGAGTTCGACAAAAATGTTATAATGAAAAAGTAAGGAGTAAGGAGTAAGTAATGCCAACTTTAGAACCCCCTGATAGAAGACCCGACGGGAGAATAAAGAAGCCTGAACCCGTTGAAGTAAACCCTCTTGCTGGTTTGACTAGTGACCAGTTGCTTGATAAGAGAAATGTTTTTAAGAAACTGAAGCAACCCTTAAACGAAATTGATGCAGAACTAAAAAGAAGACATGGTTAAAACACCTTTACGATACCCTGGGGGTAAATCCCGAGCAATCAAACATCTGAAAGGCTTTCTCCCTTATCTTGGGAATGAGGAGTTTGAAGAGTTCTGTGAACCCTTTGCAGGTGGGGCTTCGGTCTCCATCTATATTTCTCAACTTTACCCAGAACTAAAAATCTGGATCAATGACATCTACACCCCTTTATACAACTTCTGGATTACTTTGCAGCAAGAGCCTATGGAGCTTATCCCCGAGTTGGAAAAGATAAGAGTAGAAACTGTCAATCTAGAGGATGACCTCCGACACAGGAAGTGTAAAGAGAGGTTCCTGCAAGCCAAGGAAGAACTGGATTCAGAAGATCCTATAGTCAGTGCCATCAGTTTCTACATCGTTAACAAGTGTGGATTCAGTGGTATGATTACAGGTTTTTCTAAGAGTTCATCCGATAAAACGTTTACTCTCAGAGGAATAGAAAAGCTCTGGTTAGTAAAACACCTTATCCGAGATTGGTCTATTACCAATCTATCCTATGAGGACTTGCTAACTAATAGTCAAAAGACCTTTATTTATCACGACCCTCCCTATGAAATAAACTCTAGTCTTTACGGGAAACAAGGAAGTGTCCATAAGGTTTTCGACCACGTTAACTTTGCTGAGAACTGCAACCTATTCACTTGTCCTCAACTAATCTCTTACAATGATACTCAAAAAGTCACAGAGAGATTTTCGGGTTGGCATCAAGGCAGGTTTAAGCATCAGTATTCTATGCAGTCTGGTAAGAAGTACCGAGAAAATCAAAAGAAACGTCACGAGTTAGTCCTATACAACTACGAACTGGAGGAATAATGCAAGGAATAGTAGCTGTTTGTGAAGATACTTTCGCTCCTGGCTATGGGGTGATGATGTGTAACGAGTTTGGTAAGGGTTTCCGTGTTGATACCCTTATTGACGGGAAAGTAGAAAATAGAGCAATGAATATGAGTCAGGAGGATGCCAAAAAAGTTTATGGTGACTTCCATCTTAAAATCTATTCCTTTATAAACAAATCTTAATTTCCCTCTGAAAACATGGTCAAACCACTACCAAGTTGTTATAATATAAATGAACACTCCAAAGAAAAGCCTTTGGATTTCTGTGTTCCACTAAATAGGAGAAATACCGAATGCGTACCGCCAAAATCAATGTTGCTTTAGATGAAAGAAACCGCGCTATGTTGTCCTCTAGAACTTATGACAAGCGTTTCTACCCTATGAAAAACACTGCTCTCCCCTCAGTCTTAAGAGCAGACATTAGCCAAGTTTATAAAGGGTTAACAGGCAACGATCTTCCTGAACTCGATTACACCTTCATTATTGTTTCCGACTTCAACGGGTTCTTTAAACGGGTTTTATCTCCTTGTCTTTATGCCAATGAGGAGTCAGGTCTGTTCATCAAATGGGGTGAGGTTCAAATCCCTATCACCATTGAAGAAGGCACTATCAAGACTGCTAAATCTACCAAGAACGTTAAGTTTTCTTTTAAAGAAGAAAAAATCGGAAAGTATGATAACCTTTGCTTAACGGTTGCGGTGAGAAGTAAAGACTCCCTCATCTCAATGCCCATTATGGTTCGGGTTAAGGACTTAAATAACGCCCCAACCTCTGATCTCTTAGAAGTCTTAGTCGAAGAAGGTGATATTGATAAAATCATCGCTGAAGTTTCTGCTCCACCTTCGGGTGACGGTAACAAGGATCAAATATTCCGTGCAGAGGGTCATCTAATCAAGCAAGCTCAACTGCCCGTTGATTCCTACGAAGTATATTCCTACTGGGATAAAGATTCTAAGTATGGTACTAAATACTACATGACCGTTAAGGTTAACGAACCTTTCTCAGCTATGGCACGGGTCAAAGAAAATGAAGAGTGGTTAGATAAAGAGGTTGTATGTGAGGAGTTTGCTATTGTGCAAGCTAACTCATGGGCTTCCAAGGTTTTAGCCGCTCACCCTATCATTGAACCTAAGGCACCTGCAACTCTTACTATCACTGATACTTACCTCACCAAGGATGGAAAGAATGCGAGTAAAGGAAGTCTTCAGGCAAATGCCTTTGAACAAGATGAAAACACCCTTGCTCTAGACTTCTAAAGCTAGAGAGTCAAAAAACTTTTGAACTGTTATGTGGGGGGAAACCCCCATTCCCTTTAATGAACAACAACATATTTACGTATTGATTAAAGTTTTATCACCCCCAATCCTTTACCCCTTGGTAGAGGAGCATGTAGGATCAACAAACCAAGGAAGTTCAAACCGGATACCTGTGGTCCTTATGGTTAGTAACAACCACCCAATGAAAAACAAAGATAGTCAGGAGAGGACTAAAGAAACTAATAGAGAAGTGAGGGAGGGCTGACTACCCTCTTCAGTCTGAGTAAATTAGGAAAAAGAGACTAGAAACTCTCCTAAAAAAAAAAATAGGGGAGTAAGTCAAAAAACCACACTGAAGTTATAATAATGTAGGGTAACACCCCCTACCTTTTCTTATGGAGGATATAAATGACTGATCCCTCAAATGTAAGACCATTTGAAGACAACCAAGCCAAAAGGATTGTTAAAGAAAGAAGGTTCCAGAAGCAAGAGAAGAGTGGCAACCCCGATGTAAAGTCACCTACCCAACTCTACGAACAAGGTATCCGAAAGTTAGAGTCTAAGGGTTATGAGGTAACTCTGGTAGATAAAAAGTCTATCTGTTTCCATCAGATCCTCAAACCTCAGTTCCCTCAGGAAATAAAAGGTATCTCTTACCCCCACTATTTCAAACCTTTGCAACCCATCAGAGAATTAGACACTCTGAAAGACATTGACATGGTTTTTGCAGAGTGTGGCCCAGAAGTCCTAAAGTTTTGGGAACCTTTTATTAACCCTACCAGCAAAGAAACCCCCTTTGATGCTTATTGCAAACGCATCCTGGACTTACAACGGAACAAGGTGAAGTTTGAAGGAGAGGAAGTCTTAGATTATAAGCAGACCTTTGACCCTGACGGGACAATGGAGAAACACGGGAAAGTTTATTTTCCTAAGATCTGGGTTCCTGCCACTGAATGGTTTGACCCTGCTATCCGTAAGGTGAGGTTCAAGGACATCTTTACTATCTTCCCTAAAGCAGAACGGGAACTACTGATGTTAATCCTTGGAAGGATTGGGGTAGGACGTACAGATCATCTCCCTCCCAACTTTAAAGAGCCTATATCCCATACTGCTAGGATGGCGGGTGTGATTGTAGGTAAGGACGCAGGGCTTGGTAAGAGCACCCTTTTCAACGGTGTGGTGAAAGCTATTGAGAAATGTGGTTTCACTTTCCATACGTTTAAAAACCTCTCTGATAAGTTTGGGGTAGAAGACGCAGCAATGGCTGACCTTGCTTATAAAGATGACAGTGCAATGAAGCAACTTAAAAGTTTCCTTGCTTCTGAGGATACTAAGACCTTGGTTACTAATGGGTGGTTTCAGGTTGAGGAGAAGTTTGAACGTAAACGGGAGATTAAACCTCGTTGCATGATTATCATCAACTCTAACGATTGGGATGCAAATTTCGCCTACGATTTAGACCCTGGGATCGTTGATCGTATCAAAATCTTATCCACTTATCGTAAATATGAAGTTGAAAACCTCAAGTCCACTATTGGTGGTGTCAGTGCGAATAGTCCTGATCTTCGTCCTCACGCTCATCTCTCTTGGTTATCTAAGGAACTTGGCGTTTCTGTGGACTCACTTTATCTCTGGGCTTTACGGTTAGCTACCAACCGCTTCTGGGAAGTAATCAATGACAAGAGCGACCCTTCTAAGAATGCACTGGAAGAAGAAGTAAGGAAGTGGACTACCCGTTGTCGTATCCGATTTAAGAATGATGTTAGTCTTGCACTGATAAACGCCATGAAGCAAGCTTCCGCTATCCGTAGAGGTGAGGACTATTACATGAAGGAACTAACCGTAGAGGTTCTTTTTGAGCATCTACAAGACCTTTATTTTGTGGGTGTTGATCCCTCTGGTTATAAGGTGATGGAAGCAATGAAGAAGCAGTGGGAAGACGAGGGTAGGACAGCTAGTCACTATTATCAAGGTTTCCGTGAAATCCGGTGGGAAACTCTTAAGGATGGAATACAAGCATGTAGAAACGCCATTAACAACGGGGAACTCTCCTGGTCTATAAAAATGAAAATGGTCTTCGACAAGATTACCATGAGGGACGGGTTCCGTATAGGTGGAGGGCAGTCCTATTTAACAGAGGATTGGAACACTGCTAAGATTACCTTTGAAGAAGCTAAAGAGAACGCTCAACTACTCTTATCAGACGAAGGGGTGTCTAGTTGGGACATCCATAGGTTAACTCATCCAGAAGATGACTCCTTAAAGGAACCAAAGGATGGTTGGATCTTCGAAAGGGACTACACTCCTGAACTCGCAGAAAAGTTTAGAGAGGTTGCACGAGATAAGATGATGTCTCAAGAAGATAACATTCCTTCGTTTTAAGATTGCTAGCCCAACCCTTCACTATCTTGTGGAGGGTGGTCTGACAAGTTATAATGTTTATGTGTTATAGTAGGAGAACAACTACAACTATAGGCCCTTCAAACTCTCAGGTATCAAAAGTCTTGCTAAAATCTTGTCATCCTCTAAAGGGTTTGTTATAATAGAAATGTAAGCAAAGTAAACCACTGAAGGGTTTACGTAGTAAAAACAAAGGAGAAACAAATGACTACACTATTCACTCGTATAGGTGTTCCTGCACAGGGTAAAACTACTTTGAATCTAAATTTACCAAAGGAAAATAACGAAATGAAGGCTATGCAAATTGAGTCCACTTTACAAAGGGACTTATACAATCAAGTCATTCAAGAAGGTTTAACTCTCGCTGAAGACCCTGGCAACTTAGGCCCTAACGTTGGTGAGATTATCGAAGTAGAAGTTTACTGTGAGGAGTTCACTGACAAACTATTAGCCAAACTTTACATTAAGGGGACGGAGGATCTAGAACATTCCTTCATGCTCGTTCCTGTCTGGCAGATTGTTAAATACGGACAGGTGGTTCCAGAGCCAGGGAAGTATTTCTTAGGGAAGTTTGTGGTAGGTGTTCGGAGAATCTTAAACTCCCGTCAATACCTCTACACCTTACGTCTCCCTCGTCATTAAACTAAGAGGGTTAACCCCTCAAATGAAACTTATGGATAAATGGGATCAAAGGTTTTACAACCTTGCCAAGAATGTATCGGAGTGGTCGAAAGACCCTTCAAAGAAAGTCGGAGCCGTGATAGTTGATGGAAGAAGAATCATTGCAACTGGCTACAATGGACTACCTCACGGGATAGAAGACAATGAACGATTATTTGATAGAGAATGGAAGCTCAAAGTTGTTATTCATGCTGAGGTCAATGCTATCCTCAACGCCGCTAAGAACGGAGCTTCTACCAGAGGATGCACTATCTACGTTAATATTCCCCCCTGTTCTAATTGTGGAGCATCTATTATTCAAGCTGGCATCCGTCGAGTAGTGTGTCCAAGTTTTGAGGAGTATAACGGAAACTGGAAAGAAAGTTTTCAGCTTTCCAAAGATTTGTTAACAGAAGCCGGAGTAGATTATGAAAACCCCGAAGAAATGTCCCACGTGCGGATTAGTAGTTATCCCTCTTGAGGATGGCTCAGAACAACCCGTATGGTCAACTCCATGTGGAGAACATCGTAAACCTGAAGAATGCACAGGAGGGAAACTTAATGCGAATTGGGTGGATGTAAAGTCCTTAGTCTGTAAACCGTACTGCAATGGCCGAACTTGTATTAATCCTCTCATGGGTAGCAAGTTCGATCAACTTCCTGAGGGCGACACCTGGGAAAAACGTGGAGAGTTTGCTAAGGGTTTTGAAAGAAATAACATGGACGGGTTGTCATTTCAATAAATCCGTGTTATAATAAAAAAATAACAGTTCAACAGTTTTGAGGTACACAAATGATTAGTAAGCAAAACGCACTAAACCAGTATTCCAAAATGATTTGGAAGTTTGCCAACAAATACCAGTACCTTTATCTTCCTTCTACTTCCTTAGAAGACATCTACAACATCGGTGTTCTCGGTTTAATGAAAGCCGTTAGGGACTTCGACCCAGACAACGAGAAGAAAGCTCAATTCGGGACTTATGCCTGCATAAAAATCCAAGGTGAGATCCGTTATAAAGCTCGTTTAGAAGCTCGTTATCCTGCTTACCCTATAGGTCTTGAGGATCACCATTTGGTTTCACTTAGTGAACAAAAAACGGACTACTCAGACCTTTATAGTGTTTTGAATGGAATGGGTGAACGCCCCCGTAAGATTGTAGAGTTAACCTATGGTCTGAACAACCAAAAAGTTATGAAACAGGGAGAGATTGCTGAACTCATGGGTTGCTCTCGAACCACTGTTGTTAATAACCTTACCAAGTTCCGGAAAAAAGTCCGTGACGAACACCCTGAACTCGCTAGACTTTACTAATGATAGACATTAAGATTATTGATGAGAACTGTCCCATTTGCCATAGCTTTAAAAAGATTGATAGTTCTCTTTTCTTCAACTTGATTGAAGTCCCCTTTGACCAAATCAGTGAGAATGACCCTTTCTATGAACACATGGAAATCAAGTTCTCAGAACAAATGGTTCACCTTCCTTTATACATCTTTGAAATTTTAGATGGAGAGTTCTTTTCATTCACACCGGAAAATCAAGCACAACTAAAAAAATATGCCACAACAATCTCAAGTATCCGTCAAGAAGTTAACCGCTATGGCCAAGCTACCTGAATACGCCCACCCTGGCGACTCAGGAATGGATATCTATTCTGTAAAGGAGTTCACCCTTAGACCAGGGGAACGGAAGATTATCTCAACAGGATTGCAACTCACCTATCTTCCTGTAGGATATGAAATCCAAGTCCGGAGTAAAAGCGGAATAGCTCTCAAGTATGGTGTTACTGTCCTCAATAGTCCTGGCACGATTGACTCTGGATACAGAGGTGAAATCAAAGTAATCCTTATCAACCATAGCGACATATTGTACGTTGGTAAGAAGGGTCAAAAGATTGCTCAATTAGTAGTGCAAGCCGTTGAAAGGTTCACAGTTATTGAAGACCACGGAGTCGTTGAGAGTTCAAGAGGAGAAGGTGGGTTCGGTTCTACAGGAGTTTAAGCACATTTCACAACGTTAAACGAGATCAAAGATGGTAAAGTAAACTTCCAACTAAAAGGTTTAACAAAATTTACCTTTATTGACTCTACTTAACGGAGGTCACTATCTACTACTGCTTAGTCTATTTTCGTGTTCTGTATAATGATGATGTATTTTTTCGAAGGTTAAAATGAACATAAAGCTAACACAGGAACAAGAGTTCCTACTCGTTAAGATACGATTAGGCTTAAAGAAGCTAACTCGGGCAGAACTAGAAGACAAGTTTATCGAACTCTACGATGCTTGGCTACGGACAAAAAACTTCTTACGACAAGACACTTTAGGAGACAACGAATAAGACAGTCCTCTAAGGTTTAGCTCATCGCAAGAAGAAAGCCAAGGAACTTGGTAATACTCTGTTGTTAATAGCTCTAGAAAAAGAAGAAAGAGAAATCTATGAACGAACAAGAACTTGCCCTCCAACTACAATCTCTACTGGATTACCATTACGATAACAAGGTGATGGTGGAAATGATTGAGGGAGGGTTGCTCCCAGTGATCCAACTTGTATGTGGAGAGAACATAGTAAACCTTTTCCTCATCAAAGGTGCCAGGAACATGGAAAATGCTCTCTTGAACATCTCTCAACTCGCAACCGACTCCGGTTGGGTGGTCAACAAATGGGGAGGGTTCTATAACGAACTTTACTCCATACTTTATCAATATTATATAGAAGGAACCAATGATCAAGACATTCAGGGTACGCTCCGCTTTAAGTCCTAAAACTCTCTTTGAAGTCCAAGTCGATATTGACATTCAAGAGGACTCCGAGGTTATCAAGCAAAAAATCAACGAACAAGTATTTCGTCATTTAGTTATAGAGCTTAAAGAAGATGTCTAACACCACTCACATCGAACGCGGTAACGAGAAAACCATCTTAGTAACGGATAGGAATTATGAGCAAAAAGTTAAGTCTGTCTCTAACACAGGAGTTCGAGCTAAGAAGAATGATGGACGCCGCTCGGACGGGTAACAAAGAACAAATCTTAGAACTGTTAGAAAGTTCTCTTCGTCACAACTTTGAATTAAAGAACCACTTTATCACTTCGGTTATGTCCCTTGAAAAAGAAATCCAAGAACTGACCTCTTCCAAGGTCTAACAAACAGTCTGGGCAGAAAGTTCTCTTCGGTAGTCCTTTTGTCCACGAATCTTACATCTGTTTAAGGATTAAACCGGGACTACCTTACTGGTAGTGTTAACCCCGAAGTAAAGGAACGAATGGGTAAGACATAAGTATATGCTTACTTTGAACTTATAGGACTATTCAACATTAATCTTCTTCCGGAGGCATAAATGAGAAAGACAATCTTTTTAACCATGAAGGAAATCGAGGGACTTTACCCCCTAGTAGATGTTAACAAGTTTGAAGGGTTGTCTTACTTCCTAAAACTGATCTTAGATGATTCTGATAGAGAGATAGACGACGTTGTCCCGGTGGGGGTCAACTACATGGAAGAAATGTATATTCAAAGTCTACTTGCAAGTTAATCCTATCTGTGTTATAATGGTAGTGTAGTAAACAAGAGGAACCATGAAAGAAAAAAGTTTCCGGCTACCCCCCCAAGCCGCTAAAAGGATAGGACGCTCCGTTAGACGTAAAGCCAGAATCTATAATCCAGAAGATGTCAGATACAATCTGGAGAGTATGATGTCTGACTCAAGGTACAACGGTGATATTAGAAGGGTGTGGGCTGACTTCCGCCATAAGCATACCAGCTATGAGTATATCCTAGATAGTACCCGGACGGATGATGAAAAAGAAAAAAACTATATGGTTAGACGTGCTGGCAACATGATCATGGAACTAACCATCAAAGCTCTTATTGATCAGAGGGAACCTAGTAAAACTTGGAAGTTTCAGTTCTTAGGGTTTAAGGTAGAAATCAGGAGGTAACAATGGTAGGCGTAAAACTAGAGTTCTTCATCGGTGAAAAAGTTTGGCACAAACTGAAAAAATGTGTTATAATGAAGGTACAGACAAATGAAAACACTTTTTCTCTTTTCAATGGCTGTCACCATACTTCGCGGTTTAGCAATCTTTCTTAGTGACCCTCGGATACCTTATACAAAATCTTGCAGGTAAACAACATGAACATCTTCGTCTTATCAACTAATCCCGTCGAGTCTGCTAAACTGCACCCCTCTAAAGTTCTTAACAAAATGGCTTTGGAAGGTTGTCAAATGTTAGCGACCGTTTTCTCTGAACATTATTTAGATTGGGGAACATTACCTAAAAAAGATGGAACGCCTTACAAACCCACCCATAAGAACCACCCCTGCGTTAAGTGGATCACCGAAAGCCATAGTAACATTGCCTGGACAATAGTTCACTCTATGGCTCTCGCTCTGGAACATCGTGACCGCTATGGCAAGCTGCCTGCTACTTACCGCACTCTTCAAAAAGCTAAAGAGTTATTTGAGCGACACACTCGCTACAAGCTTCTTCATTACCAAGTTCTTTCTGACGAACATTTCGTAAGAGCAATGATTGAGGATATCAAAACTGATTCCAAAATAACCACAGTGGAAGCATACCGAGCATACATCAAAACCAAACCTTATTTTGACGGGAGATTTTAAACTACTATGAAAACCATAAACAGTCTCATCTCTAGAAGAAGAGAGATGATCCAAAAGGTCAGAGAAGAGGGACTTTGTGTCCCCTTTGCCTCCTACGAAGATTGGATGGAAATCCTAGACGACATGATTGATGGTTACTACCTCTACCTCTACTCCGACCTAAACCTTAAAAAAGAAGACCCCTTACGAACTTTCAAAGTTCAACAAGCTTTCAGCTATTGGATGAAGTACGGGGAGTACATTACACAAATCACTAGGAATCAATAATATGGACTTACACAAACAAGCTATCGTAGATCAAATCATTGCAAAGGCTAATATCTCAGAGTTAATAGAACAAACAAAAGAGATCCAAAGACTCTTATTGGAAGTAGCTGTCACTACTACGGATAAAGCCAAAGAGAAAATCCATTTGCTGGAAACCCTGTTAGAAGGTTATTATCCTATCCAGTACTACCTTTTAGAACGTGGCTTAGAACCTCTCCGAGATGAGCAAGAAATGATTAACTGTTTGGTTTACCTTATATGTGAGAGTGACGAGTTGGGTTATGACTTCATAGAAGTCACCAATAGCAATGGGGAGCAAGCTTTAGCTTTCCACAAAGATGTCTTAGATGATTGGTTAGATATGCCTTTTTAATAAGGTCGCAGTAAACAACAAGGGTTAAAACTATGAACATTTATGACCTTTTCACTCCTCCTAATATTGCAGAAGAGATGAGAAGAGCTAGGGCTGACTACTGGAGGGTTAACAACTCTTCTCCCTCGGAAAGGGTTGCAAGAACCCTCCCTTGTCCAGAGGAAGTAGATCCCCGTACTTGGGAGTTCTGTATGGAGTTCCTGCAAAACAATAACCGTCTTCCAAGAGAAGAAGATGTAGTAAGGTTTTGCATCCGGAACCGTATTCCTGTCCAAGTCCGTCTGATTCGCAGTAGAAGAGGTTTATTATGAACAATGTATGATTTTAGTAGTCTCATTAGTAGGTTTGATTGACGTGACATCACCCCGAAAAACAAACAATACAAGCGAGTGCAGTTTAAGCAAAATAAATGGAAGTATAATAATGGAGTTATCAAATTGACGAGTATAAAAGAAAAGAGGGAAGCGTATAAAACGGACGAAGGGTTTGAGTTCCCAGAATATTTTGAGAAGTATCAAAACGCTGTGGCTACCCTTTGGAGACCTCAAGAAGTTTCCATGTCCAGTGATGTGAGAGACTGGGGGAACGCCACCCCAGAAGAGAAAACCTTAATAGGAGGACTTCTAAAAGGTTTTACTCAGTTTGAATGTATTGTAGGAGACTACTGGTCAGATGACGTGGCACAGATGTTTCCTAAGCCCGAAATCTTGTCTATGGTTAGAGCTTATTCTTTACAGGAATGTATCCATCAGGAAGCTTATAATCATCTTTCAGATACCCTTGGCATAAACGAGTTCCAGGCTTTCCTTGGTGACCCCGTGGCCCAGAAAAAACTCAAACAGTTTTACAACTATTGCAATAGTGGTAAAGTTACCCTCGGGGTCTTCTCCGGCGCTGGAGAAGGTGTTAGTCTATTTAGTTCCTTTGCCATCTTACTAAGCTTCAGTCTTAGTGGAAGGTTTAAAGGGTTGGCACAGATTATCTCCTGGAGTCAGATAGATGAACAGACTCATAGTGATTCAGGTTGCTCCCTCTTCCGACAACTTGTTAGAGAAGAAGGAATAACCTTTGAAGAGAAAGTAGAAATCTTTAATGGTTTCAACGCTGTATTAGATAATGAGTTACACTTCCTTCAGAATGCCTTCCAGGGGAGGGATAAAACCATCAATGGGTTGAATATAGAAATTATGGAACACTACATGAGATCCCGAGCTAACAACCGATTGAGAGCATTAGGTATCTACGATGAGAAGGACTTCTTCTATGAATACGAGCCGGCATTAGCTTTCAAGGTGAGCGAATGGTTTGACCCCTTATCTACGGGTTCTATTTCTCATGACTTCTTTGCATTAACAAAAGAAGGTAGCTCTTACGTAGCGAAACCGACCTACAACTGGGAACTAGTCAATATCGGAAAAATATCATTGGAGTATAGGTAATGGACATAGAAGAGTTTAAGCAAAAAATCATCGACTCTTCAAATGGATTTAAGATTCCATTAAGTGACGGAACTTATATCATCTATAATCATTCTTCCAAGATAGGTATTATAGAGAGACTAAAGGTAATCAAAGAGGAAACCACGGCTTATTTCACCGAGGGTCTAGAAGTCACCTATTACCAAGATGGGGAAAATAGTATGGAAGTTACCTTTCGAAATATTACCTTTCTTGAGTTTGCTTGCAGTCAAGTAAAACTTTTATTTGGGTGTGCTTTCTATTGTCAAAATCCTACGGAAAGGTTATAATATAAATGAACACAAGGAAACTAACCTACTTAGGAAACGGTATTGTCCTTATTTCTTACTGGTTAATGTTAAAGGTTAACCCTATCTATGCCGGAGGTAAGGTTATAGGTGGAAGTATCCTTATTTACTGCTTTATAAAAGAAAAGCGATGGGATATAGCAGCCATGTTAACCTTGTTCTCTTGCGTAGATATCTCAGTAGTTCTAAACGTATTATTTGGAGGAAACTAAAATGAGTCGGAGTCCTGTATTTACTATCCTTGTTGATTTTAAGTGTTTCATAAAAGATCTGACAAAGTTGCCTTCTAAATGGTTCTAAGATGAACCACCTGCCAGTTTTGATTCTAGATTTAACAATGGGAAGATCACAAAAACACCCATAAAGAGATGTTAATGCGCTCGCTGGCTCATATTTAATAAACAATAACAACGGGAGGGGGAACCCTCCTGATTTTGACTTTTTTATGATTTACCATAAACACCACCTATTGCCAAAACACCCTAGAGGAACAGACGACTTTAAAGAAAAGGAAGGAGTCCGGAGAACTTTCCAAATATCAGAATAAATAAGGGATAGACAAAAAGAATAGAAAGAGGATTTTATGAAGACAAGACCAGATTGGTTCACACCCGAGGCGGTTGAGACGGTAAATCAAGGTTACTTATTACCGGGGGAAACAGTAAGAGGGGCTTTTGAAAGGGTTAGCAAACAGGCATCCAAGGATTTAGGCATTCCAGAAATAGAAGAGGAGATTTTCCATTGTCTTTGGAATGGCTTCGTAGGTTTAGCTTCACCCGTTTTCTCAAATTATGGTGCTTCTAGAGGAATGCCCATTTCCTGTTACAGTGTGGATGTAGGAGATTCTGTTCAAAGCATTTTCTCTCATTTAAAAGAAGTTTCCTTACTTTCCAAAAATGGCGGGGGAGTGGGGATTTATTTAGGAAACCTGAGACCTGCTGGAGCCCCTATTATGGGGGGAGGTAAGTCCAATGGGAGTGTTAGTTTTGCTCAAGTGTTTGATACTACTTCTAGGGTGGTCTCACAAGGAGGAGTTCGCAGGGGAGCTTTCTCTTTCTTCTTACCTATTGACCACCCTGATTTACCTGAACTATTGAGGAGTAAACGTCACGATCAGGGTGACCCTCGAACATTCATCGATTCTAATATAGCTTTGACTGTCCCAGACAAGTGGATGGAAGAACTTATGGCAGGTGACCCTGAGAAGTTTGAGTTGATGACAGAAATCATTGAAACCCGTATGGCTTCAGGTTCCCCCTATCTTATCTACATAGATAACGTAAACAATCAGAACCCTGAGTGTTACAAAGAAAGAGGTTTGAAGGTTAGTACGAGTAATATTTGTACTGAAATTGTCCTCCATACTGATGAGAACCACACCTTTGTCTGTTGTCTAAGTTCTCTTAACCTCGCACGGTTTGGAGAGTGGAAAGATTTAAGGTTTAAATCCGGTAGATCAGTCCCTCAAGTTTGCACCTATTTATTAGAAGGTGTCTTGACAAACTTTATTCAAAGAACAAAAAATCAACCTGGAATGGGTCGTGCAAGACGGTTTGCTGAGAAGTCCCGTGCGATTGCAGTAGGTGTCATGGGTTACCACCTCTATCTTCAGAAGAAGGGTATCCCTTTTAAAAGTGATGAGGCTCGTAGAGAGAACATTCTTATCCACTCCTTCATCCGAAATGAATGTGACATAGCAAGTAGAGAGTTAGCCACCCTATACGGCGAACCTGAGTGGTGTGAGGGGTCTGGTTTCCGACATACTCATCGTACAGCCATAGCACCCACCAGGACTAACTCTGTTATCTGTGGGGCATTTAGTCAGGGTATTGAACCCGTAGATAGAAACTACTTTGTCGTTAAACAGATGCAAGGTGTATTTGTCCGTAAGAACCCTGTTCTGGAGGGCATCCTGGAAGAGTACGGGAAGAACACGGAAGAAGTGTGGAGTTCCATCAATGATAATGATGGTAGTGTTTTACATTTGAGTTTCCTTCCTTGGGAAGTGAAACAAGTCTTCTTAACTGCTAGAGAGATAGACCAGACAGAAATTATCCGACAAGCTGCTGAACGTCAACCCTACATCTGCCAAGCTCAATCGGTTAACTTATTCGTTAACTCCAACGTTACTGAAGAAGAGTTAATGTATTATCACTTGTTGGCTTGGAAGAAGAAAATGAAGTCCCTTTATTATTTGAAAGCTAAATCACCCCAGAATGAGAAAACTCCTTTAACTATCATTACTAAGGAGGGTTGCCCGTTCTGTGAAAAGGCTAAGTTGTTGGCACGGGAGAGGAACTATTATGTAACTGTAATGGACAGAGATGAGTACCCGGCTAAGGAACTCTTGAAGGATGTTTTCTGGAATACATACCCTAAGATATTTATTGATGGGAAGTTCATCGGAGGGTATCAAGAACTATTAGAGGTTCAGCATAAAGGATTAGGCAACGTTGTAAACTTAGAAACAGAGGAAACGGAGGCAGATTGTGTCAGTTGTGAAGGATAAGAAGAAGGGGTGGCAAGTGAAAAAGTGTACAAGTATTAAGAAGAGAAGACCCTTAACTTCCAATGAAAGAAAAATGGTAGTAGCTAATCTCCATCTCCCGAAAATCTTGGCATTCAAGGCTATCAGGAGTACAGGGGGTTGGACGGGTTCCTACACCCGTGAAGACTTAGAATCTGTAGGAAACTTTGCTTTGTGTGCTGCTGCCCAAGATTACGATCCGGATAATAAGGCTGGTGCTTCTTTCGAGACTTACGCATGGTACAAGGTTCAGGGTTACATCAGACACGCCCTCAGAGATAAGAGTAGGGTTGTCAAAATGCCTCGTTGGATACCTAAGATGAGAATCAAGGTAAGAGAGCTTATTCAACAAGGTAAGACCAATGAGGAAGTTGCCAAGGAGCTTGATATCACGGTAGAAAAAGTGGAAATGTGTGAACGCAGTTGGCATGAAATCCCTTATCCTCTCGAACCCGAAAACAGAGATTGGATTCTATTTGAACATAATAGTTCTTCCAGAGATAACCCTGAAATGTTAAAATATATTAAAAGTTTAGGGGAAGACCAGATTCTTGAACTGGTGGGAAAGATAGAAAGTGGAGATCTAAGTGATGAAAGGTTGCAAACCATCCTTCTTTTTGGGTAAAACCTCTTAGGAAAAGGTCGCTTAAATATGGGTATTCCTTTCCCTCTTCACCAAATAACAGGCAGATATTTAGAGATCCAGATTCTGGGTCTTTTTTTAGGTATAACGGGCAGGTAAACGTAGAAGTTAAAGAAGAACTTGATACCCCTCTGAACTACTAGCTATTTTAGAAGAATATTGTGACTAATATGGAACAAGAACTACTCACCAAAGAAGAAATCCAAAAACTTATCAACGGTACTTATACGGATAGAATAAGGTTGGCCTACGACCTCGTTCAACTCCACAACTGGGAGGAATCCGATGCCCTTGATATAATCGATGAAACAATAGCGTTCTATAAAGAACAGGAAGAACAAGTATGATTTCCACTTTAGATTTGCTTCCCTAACCTCTACACTTATGACGATGACAACCCTCTCGTAGCTAGGAACCGTAATGCTTTCGATAACGTTGCCTACATTTCTATAGAATCGGCGGAGAAGTGTCTTATTTACTTTATTTAAAAATCTGGCGGATGGTTAAAATGAAATATCTTCTTACCTTGATTGAACAGAAAACGCTTTTAGCCGTTAACACCCTAGAAGTAGAAACTTGTAAAAAACCTTCTTCGGTTGCACTCTGGAAAGATAGTGTTTCCAAAGGTCTCGTCCAGGAAAAAGATATTCAAAACTACAGATTTGTCTATAGAGCCTTGTCAAAAGGGTAAATAAAGGTTATAATAGTTGTGTGTAAGGAGTTCATGCTCCCTTAGCTCAATGGTAGAGCAACTGTCTCGTAAACAGCCGACGTCGGATCGTTACCGACAGGGAGCTTCTGTCGTTTAGTAAATGTACTATGGCTTCATCAACTCTTAGTCTACCCTATCAGAAAGAAAAGGTTATTCTAGAACCTCGCCCCGTTAACGGTAGGGGGAATCTTTACGTCATAACTGATGAGGATTTTTTGGAAACTTCTACTATTAGAAAACTAGGGAGAAACAAATGGGTAAACACTCAATTTCCAAGTCGTATTTATCCGACAATGACAGACGCAAGCTTATTGAACAACAATTGGCAGAATATGTAGATCTGTCAAAGTACGGACGCATAATGCCTGAAAACTGGCTAGACAATTTAAAACTATGATCGAAACATTTAAAAGAAACGGACGGATTATCTTTAGGGTTTATGTCCACTTCGGTGATGAAGCCTTTAACGGGTAACTAAAACTCAAATCATACTCTACGGTGGAATGAAGTTTCACAAAACCAATGGAACCAAGGTTACTAAAAACAAACTAGATAGGAGTGTAATAATCGAAAAGGTAACATGACAAAGTTAAGTTTTAAGAACGTCGCTAAATACTACGGGGGTAAGTATCATCAAGACCTCGCTCTGGAGTATCTGGACAAAGCTATTCCCCCAGAGATTCTGGAACAGTTTACCGAACTCTGGCGAGGGAAATCTCCTGAAGAAGAGAAGAAGCCTATAGTAGTCGCACCCACCGGCCTTAGAGGTGCTGATCCCCTCGCTCAAAAGGTAGTCGACTACTACGGTAACAAAGGCTGGAGGATTAAAAAACCTTCCCACGGTGGCTATGAGGTTCTACTAGTGGGTTTTGAAGGTGCAACACGGACAGGGAATAAAACCTTTGTTACTAATAATGATAGCCCTACAGGTGATAATTTTAATGATCTTATCGGTGTTTTTTTGGTGGATAAGTTCGACCAAGTTTCTACGGCTAACCTATACACCGCCACCACCGAGCCAGGACTTTTTTATACAAGAAATCGTCTCAATCCAGCAGGAGCAGCTCGCATTCAAATCGACGTTCTCCAACGTAATGTCTGGCAAGTCGGTTCCCATAAAGGTCGCGAAGAAGCTCTAGTCCAAACTGGTGGAGCTATTATGGTTACTCGTGATGGTAATCAGGACTTCATGCGAACTGGTGATCAGACAATGACTGGATACTACGGCATTAACTGCCATTCTGCTCGGAACTCTGGAAAAATAGGGCGCTGGTCGGCAGGTTGTCAAGTGGTACAAATGACCAAAGACCTCGTCTCTATAATGAACTACGTTAAAGGTGGGGATGGATACAAATCAAACCGAGCTTTCAAATATGACTACTCCTGCCTTGATGCCGCTCTTTTTGTATGATAAGTTCATATCATGGGGAAACCTTCCAAAACTGGTTCAACTTGCAGACCTCATCTAAACTTTTCACTCTGAAAACTTTTCTCAAAGGGTTTCCAAATTAAACCAACCTGTGTTATAATAAAGTCATGAACAAAGAACTACAAGACCGACTTTACTGCTCCATCTTGAAACAGATGCTCGTCGGTATGGAGGATAAATAATGGCCCGTATTACCGAGATTCTAACACTAGACCAGATTTGTGAAAGACTTATTCTTGACCGCCTAACCTTAACAACGGCGTATTTTAGCTCTCTTCAAGAAGTCTACCAGCAAACCACCTTCCGAGGGGAAGTGACAAAGGAGGAGATGTTAGATTTCCTAGACAGAATAACCCTTAACAAAAAAGAAGCGGAGGACGGATTAACCCCTAACTCTAACTTCCAGCCTCAGTTAGTTCTAGATAGAAGACTCTTAGGTCGTTGGTTGAAGGTTGAGGGTCAAGATTGGCAGTTTATTCTCTGCATGGTGCTTAATAGTTCCTTTGAAAAGTACATTATGGAGGTTTTTGTCTCATGAGGTTAACTTATTTCCGAAACGTGGTAGAAGGACAGTTCCTTTACAGAGTGGTAAAAAATAGAGGAATATATGGTCCGAGTGTCGTCTTCTATACGGTTCAAAGGGTGGGAAAGAACAGAGTAACCCTCCTGGAACATAAAGCCACGTTACCCGATTTCTTTGAGACACACATTGCCACCGTAGATATCCACGGCAATGAGTGGGTTCTATATAATAATGTTAAAGAGGCTCTGGAGATGAGGGACAAGGTAGAAAAAGCCTTACAACTAAGGGAGGAGTCATTTAAACTTTTAAGAGAAGCGGGTTTTTGGTCAGGTTAACTAACAAGTGTTATAATAAAGGTGTAAGAAAAATGTGGAATGACTATCGTGTGGTTATAGAAAGCAGAGGTAAGTACCACGTAGAACATAAAATCTTCTGGTATTTCTGGGTTCCTATAACCTACTATAGTCCCGTGTTGCAAGAGGACTTTCCACTCAAGTTCCCAACCCGTAATGATGCTGAAGTCTGGGTTTTTGTAAGAGGGGGTAACATTGTTTAATTTTTTTTTCGTTGAAGCCAAGGAGGTAGTTAAAACCTGTGGATAAGTTAGAACTAATGAATAAAGATGTCTGGAACTTAGACTATGCAACCGTTAACTTTTTAGTCCCTCGTTTATTGTATGCCAAGACCTTCTATGATTATTGGTTCTTTGGGGAACCCCCTGAAGAACATTCTAAACCTGGGACGTTTATCACGAGAGAGGAGTGGGAGGAAATAGTTGACCAGATTATTGAAGGTTTCCTAATCCTTATGAACGATTCCTGGACTTTAGGAAAAAATGGCAATGATTGGAAGGTTGCACGGGCGTTTAGATTATTTGGAGAATTTGCTCAGTGGATGTGGGATTGATTGACAAGTTTATTTATGGTTTTACTTCTTGTAAGCACTCTTTCCGAGAGTGGAAAAGTTACGTGAAAGCAGAACCAGGACAAACATTAGTAAGGGAATTAATATTTTGGACTTTTTTAAACTACCCTCTATAATCGGTGGTTTTTACTACACTCGAATGTGTTTTGACACTCTCTGACATTTTTAACCGTTTATTTGGGATACGGTGATACCGAACTTTGAGATTGAATAAATAGAACTCAAAGAAAACTTGAAGATAGTCACTCGTTACGTTCAAGAGCCAAGATTCAACACTTACAAAATAACACAACCTAAGAACTATGCAAGATTTCAATAAAGTATCAACAATTCCCCTAGCTATTAGCGTCGTTTCCGGAGCCATCGGAATAGGGTTTATTTTGGAAAGAGTCCTGGGGGGGTTGATTGACTCACTCCCTTTTGTGGGGGTTTCGCTTATTTCCTACCTAGTGTTCTTTTCCCTTTCTTCCAAGGAAGGTCTTTCCGGACTCTTTAATAAAGGAAAGGGAGAACCATTGACCGGTAAAGAAGACTTTCAAACCACTGAGCAAACCCAGACTATTTTAGACCAACTCAAAAAGAAAAAACAAGGTATAGATTATGAGTAGAGATTTTTTATTAAGGGTGGAAGCCTTGGTTTTATCGGGGACGGAATCAAAGGTGCTATTAGTGGGGATCCTGGGTTCTAAACTTACGAAGAGGTATAAACAGTGTCAAGCAAGCTAACTGAAACACACAATAGAGTCCAGGTGTTGAAGGCTATAGCCAGGAGTAACCATCTTCCGGCTGAGGTCTTCACTACTTACGATGAACCTTCGGGAACGTTCGTCACAATGGTTGTCGTCAACGATGTCAGAGACTATCAACTAGCAGTGGAGATGTTCAGCCGTGGCGGCGTGTTCCCTCATACTTACAAAATGAAAATCAAGAGAAAAGAAAGGAGCTTATGAACCAAAAAAGTTATATAAAGGAGAGTTATCAAATCTACGAGTCTCTTGGGATAGAGATTGGAAAGCTTTGAAAGTTCTCGAAGAAACCAGAACTGAGAAGGTAAAACCACCCAAAAATCTCCAAAGTTTGTAAATAAGCAAAAATGGAGATGTACAATAACAGGTAAAATCTCTACACCTGGGCCATTAACTATATGGCAAAAGCTAGAGGTATTGACACTAAAAATAAAGAAAAGTTAGAGGATTAACTATGAATAAGTTTGGTTTAGGATTCACCCATGATGCAGAGTTGTTAAACGGAAGGGTAGCGATGGTTGCGTTTTTATTAGGGGTGGTTACAGAGGCATTGACTGGACACGGGATTCTTTCCCAGTTAGGTCTTATGTAACTTTTTTTGAGAAGAGGGTTGTCACTCGGCAGCCCTTTATGTTATAATGAAACGGGGAGGAAGGTTACGAAACCACTCTTCCTCCACCCCAGACCTAGACGGAAGAAACAATGGCCTACATCAAAATGATGGAGAGAAAAGCAAAAAATGGATAAAAAGATTTTAAAATTTTTCAAAGGTTCCGAAGGCTTTTGGGATGAGTGCTTAAACGTTTCGGTAGAAGGTGACATCTTTGGAAAAGATACATCCTTTTTCCAGGAGTATATCACAGACCCTAACAGTATTCGTCTTAAGCTCCTTAACTATCACTTTGAAGAGTCATTTGATGATTGCTTTTTCCGCCTTTATAAAGACCGTTCCTCCGTGGTTACTGCTTTCAAGGGTGGTAAATACTACGAGTTGGGTTATGAAGTTTGCTATGAAGAGAGTGAATGGAGGTTAGCTAGAGGAGTCTATAACATAGCTAACGGAAACCAACTTATGATAGAGGCGACAATGGGTGACTATGAAGTTTCTTCTTCTGTGTTTAAGATGAATGAAGAGTTTTACACTACTAGTGTAACTGTCTATGTAGAGGGAGAACTTAAAATAGTTGTTTCGGGGTTGGAGGCTAAGTTTAATGAAGGTACTTAGAGGCCACAGGCGCAACACAACACAAAGGAATAAATGGAACAAATATTACACTTTATGAAAAAATGCGAGGGTAGTTGGATTTCACACCGTCGCTACATCTATTACCCTAAGCAAACCATAGTAAACTCTGTAAATGAGTTTACCTGTGAGTTCTTAGGATTAAAAGAAATAAAGCCATTACAAGAAGCCATAGGACATCCGGTTATTCTCGGGAATAAAATCACTTGGCATTCTTATCCTTTGGGGAACCCTTCTAAAACTATTTCCGAAGGAGAAATGGTAATTGCACCTGAAGGGGGTAAACTTTATCGGAGCAGAGGTTACTCCACTATGGAAAAAACTCATTCAAAGTTTACCTGTGACAGAGGTGGAACAAAGCTAAGAACCATCACTTCTTACGGTGGGGAGATTTATGAGGAGGAGATTTTATTCGTGGATGACGACCATCGCATCCGGAAGAACATCGGCCGTGATTTAGAAACAGGTATTATTAAGTTAGTGGGGCAGTATTTTGAGCAAAGAGTTTGAACTTGAACAGTTTATGGAACTGGTTTCCCAAGAAGTGGGTAGACAGAATGAAAAATGGGGATACCAGTTCCACTCTCCTGATACGTGGGTGACTATACTCACTGAAGAGGTGGGGAAGGTTGCTCACGATGCCTTAAACTTGAACCAGCAGGGTTTTCTCAATGAATTAGTGCAAGTTGCCGCCGTGGCCTATCAAGCGTATAAAACCAATCAGAGCGAAGAATGCGATTTATGATTTATTTTGAAAATAAATGTATTTAGGGTTGTCAAGTTATCTACATCTGTGCTATAATAAAGCAAAGGATAGATTGCAATGCACAACATTAGTCAAGTCACTTAGTCTTCACCGACAACTTTTATCTTAGTTGTGTGGACAGGAAAATCTTTTTATCAAGTATTGACAGGAGGAGGTAAACCTTGGAAGATAAAGAATGTTGTACTCGTCCATTCGGAGTAAAGAAGACGGGTCAAAATTTTATGAGGTCAATGGCCAACATTGTTAAGAGTGGAGGTAAGCACGTTACTGAAGAGGTAAGACAGGAAAGGATAAGATTGTGTGAATCTTGTGAACACTTCCAAGGCAAAACTCGTCAGTGTGGGATCTGTAGGTGTTTTTTGGATTTAAAAACACGATTTTCGACCGAAGAGTGTCCTATAGGTCGTTGGTAGTTTATTTTTTAGGAGGTAAAGAAAACTATGTGGTTAGGTACTTTCTACAATGGTTCCTCAGATGTATCAGATATTGACAAAGCTATGCAAACCAAGTATGAAGAAATGGGAGGTGTAGGTGAGTACACTATGGAAAAGTTTGAGGGTGTACTTCCAGCATTTACTACTTTCACCACTGGCATCCATAAAGGGGGGGTTTTTCTAGGCATCTGGCCTGAGGCTGGTTTTGAAAAGCTTACTTGTCATGAGTATCAAATCCCCTGGATTCACGACCTTATTTCGGAACTTGGGGAAAATTACGAGGGAGCTTTATTCTGTGAAGAGTTAGACCCTGACACGGGATACAAGATTCACACCACCTTTTATCAAGTTTACCCTGGAAAAAAGTTAGAGATCATCTGGAGAGTCTAAAATGGAAATGGGAATCGAACAACTGTTGGAAGAATGGGACAATGTCCTTGAACTTAGTAAACGATTAAATGGTGAAGAGAAAGAAGCCGTCTTCTTACTGGGTGCTTCAGTTCTTGGAAAGCCAAAAGAAGAGACAATGAAAAACCGTCAACGGTTGCAAGATATCACGGAAAAGTTGAACTTAGGTTGGGACTGGGTGTAATGTATTTTCAGACCGCTTTTTCTGACGCCCAAGATGTAAAGAACCTTAAAAATGGTACACAAATCTTTATATATAAAAACCCTGACAAAGAAATCACTATTTTCTATGAGTCTTGGGCTAAGAACTACTCCATCAGTGTAAAGAGGCTTGGAGGGAAGACCTATAAAATAAACTTTCCTCAAGGGTTAACCTCCACTTATGGCCCGGAAGAGTTCCGGCAGAAACTAGAAACGGCTCTTAATGACCAGATTGTCAGGGAACTGGAAGGAACCCTTCGAAGATCTGGAAAGTAGAGAAATGGCAACTGCTGAAGGATTTGTTATTATATAAGCGCAGTAAAAAGAGTGAGGAGGTTACGGAAAAATCTAGGATCACACTCCTAAGTAAATAAAGGGTCTCCCTCCCTTCAAAAACCCGAGTATGTTGTCCTTACTGTAAAAAGGAGACAAGTATTATCGGTATAACTAGAAATCATACATCAAAAACTGGAGAAAAAATCTATGACTAAACCCCTTTTTATGTGGGCAGGTGGAAAGACCAAAAGGATCAAGCATTACCAACCTTTCCTTAAAAAAGTTACCTCTTATTGTGAACCTTTCTTTGGGGGAGGAGCTATGTTCATCCACATGAAAAAAGAGTTTGGTATAAGAGAGGCTTATATAAATGATATTCATCTTGAAGTCATGGATATTTACCGTACCATTAAATTTGATGTAGAAGGTTTTCTTAAAATCCTGGAAGATTTAGAAAGAATCTATATGCCTCTGGACAAAGAGGGGAGGAAGGGTTACTATTACGACCTGAGGAACAAAAATGCCTGGGATTATAAAATGTGGGACTTAACTCAACGTTCTGCTATCTTATACTTCCTGATGAGAACCTCCTTTAACGGTATCTACGAACTCAGAAAGAATACAAATGGAAGGTATGCAACCTCTTGTGGAAAAGTAGACCAGAAGAAGGAAGTCTTTTCTAGAGAAGTAGTCAGGTGGTGGCATAAGAACCTTCAAGATGTAACCATTACCCACGGGAACTGGAAGGAAAATCTACCAGAAGGTGACATCTTTTATTTCTTAGATCCTCCGTACAGAGGGACAAGAATGAAATACGGTACAGGATTTAGTGATCAAGATCTGGAAGACCTCTTAGAGTTCGCCAAAGATAAAAAGTCTATGGTTTGCAACCAAGACTTAGGAGATGGATGGTTTGATAGCTACTCCGATGACTTCCATATACATAGATTCCCCATAACCTACACAGTCGGAGTAAAGAAGAAAACGCCCGATGGTTACAAAGCCAAACCAGCTACAGAAGTTCTATTATTACCAAAAGGAGGAAAGTAAAAATGAAACTTATCTCTACATTATTAACCGTCCTTACGCTTTGTACACCCCCTTCCATTGCTCAAGCCAACGAACTCCGATTCCCCCTAGTTGAAGATATTCATGCTACGGTTTCGGAACAAGAGGACCCATTAAGAATCCAGTATCGTGACACTATTTGTCGAACTCGCACAGGGATTACAGTTTCCCGCGACTCACGACTTGACTTCCCTATTTTTATCACTTTGCAAGATGGAGATGGAATCATGACAAAAAGCAGTCACAATAACAACTCTCGGATCACTTTAAGAGCTTATGGAGATTTTTTCTCAGGGTGGGTTTCTTCTCACAATAATTGCCGATAATCTAAAGTTGTGTTATAATAAGGTACAAACGTTACAAAGGTTTAAATCACTATGAAGAAAATCACTGTTCAATTAGACCCCTCCATCCATTTAACCAGAAAACCCAAAGGCCAGGAGGAATACAGACCTTTGGCTGGAAGAGTAGCCTTCGGGTGTAACCCTGTTATCCTAACCCCTCAAGAGTTTACCAAGATGGTTTCGGAACAGGGTGTTCCCTTCTTCTCTTCCAGTTTCTACCGACCCGAAAAAGAAGATTACTGGAGACTCCGTAACTACCCTGGAAAAGTTTATTACCGTTGTACCCACCTCTTTGCTCTAGATTTTGACGAACAGGATTTTAACTTCCGAGAAGCAGTAGAAATGGTAGCCCGTTCTATGGAAGAGTTTGATCCTATTTGTATTTATCATTCTTTCTCCTCTACTCCCCAACATAATCGTCTTCGGGTGGTTTATCACTGCGATGAACCATTTACCCCTTACGATGAACATAAGGAGAGGGTGAAATACCTGAACGTTAAATACTTCAAAAGCCAGGCTGACAAGAGTTGCATCACTCCTGTAAAATTTTGGCAGGGAAGCACTAGGGGCGGTTTCTGCTTTGCTTTGTAGGTTGTGTCAATCTGTCTAAAGTGTGTTATAATAAAAGTGTAAACACACAAAAAAAGGACAGATGCTATAACGACTATGAGGCTCTTGTGGTAACCCTTAGCCTCGACCCTTACTACTGAGATTTCAAAAACTTCACACAGTAAAAGTCATGCCCAAACCTAAGAAACAGTACAAGATTACTTCAACCTCCTGGAAAACCGCTCGTATAAATATGTACTTCACACTTATTGAGTGCTTCGGTGAAAAAGGAGGTAAAGAAATCCACAACATCATCAAAGAACAAATGCACGAAGAAGGTTTCAAAATGGAAAGTGACCCCGGCCGTCAACGTTACATAGAAATCGCTGTTCAGTTCTAATGTAACAAGGGGTTGTCAACTCCAATAAAAAGTTGTTATAATAAAACTACAAACAAACAAAGGAGCCCCAATCATGACATCTACCAATACAACCGTTAAAACCATCGAACGTATCCCTTCTTCTCTCAAGGGTAATGCTCTTGTAAAATACCAAAGGTTATTAGTTGCGCGTAACGCAATGAAAGCAGCCGGCAAACGCTGTGATATGATTGAAGACATGATGAGAACTCTTGTAGCTCAATCTCGCACTAAAGGAACTGACCTCCATCTATCCGAACGTTGGGAAGAAAACTCTAAAGAACGTCTCACCCGTCCGGTCTATCGCGTAACCAAACAAACTAGATACTTCTGTTCTGAAAAACATGACAACCGTGAATATCCTAACGCTGACCGTGTAGGACTCGAAATCCAAAGTCGCTTTAATCAACTTCCCACAAAACCCGTTCTTCGTAAGTAAACCTTATCCGCGATCTCTTCAGGTCGCCTAACAAAAACATGGTATTGAGATTAGTAAAAACTCCCATCAGTTGCGAACACTTGTTAGGAACATTCCTTGATGAAAGCCATTTCGATAACTTATTCGATCAAGACGTGGACATCATCGATGCCAATACGGGGGAGGTTGCAGTATCCTTTCGGAAAGGTTGCTTAGATAGCTACCACTCCCTCTCCCCTAAAGCCTTAAAACTGCTCAAAAGTGCCTCCAAGACAATCACATACTCTCGTAATCTTGCTGCTGGCAAAAAGCTTAACACCCGTACTGGTCCAGGTGGTAAATCTGGTCGCGAACGTGCAACTCTCGGTGAGGTAGAACTACTCAACCAACTTATTAATAAACATCCAAGTGAAGTTAAGTTTGAAGTCCTCAACAAAACCGAACTCAGTGTCTTCCCCTGGTTGAAACCTAAGACTACCGACAACTTCGATCTCAAAGTGTGGGCTGAGGAACTCCGAGCAAATCTGGTTCCCGAACTATGGGCTACTGAAGCGAAAGCTATTAAGAAGAAATACCTCGCTTCCACTGGTAGAGGTAACGGAGCAGAGTCAGGTATAATAGGAGCCATTGAAAAAACCTCCCGTCAACCTTACTGTCGTATGTCCTATATCGCCCGTAACAACTGGGAAACCTTCCAAGAGTGCTTCCCGCTGGTAGAACAAATCTCTGACATTTACCTTCAATGTTCTCCTAAACAACATGAACTCCAAAGATTAAAAGCTCAGAAAACTGACCCTCGTTATCTTATCGGTGACAGTGTGTTCTCTACCATTACCGTTAACCACAACTTCCGCACAGCAGCTCACCGTGACCCCGGCAACTATGGGAAATCCTTAGCACCTTTAGTAACCATTTCTGAAACTGGGTTCTCTGGTTCCTACTTGGTATTCCCTGAGTTCCGTGCTGCTGTAACACTACAACCTTCAGATTTCATCGTCTGTAACAATGCTCTTTATATTCATGGGAACACAGCCGCCGGCTCACTGGATGATGAGCGTATCAGTTTAGTTCTTTATCTCCGCGAAGGTTTAGCGACTAAATGTTGCTCCTATGAAATTGAAGATGCCCGTCAGGAGTTTGTCTTCCACCTCCGTTCTCAGAAAGCGACTCACCCTTTGTCTACTGGAAACCGTTGGCAAGGGGTATACTCAGGTATGTGGGAAAAAGATGAGTGGTATAACTACTTAGAAGAAAAGCAAGGCAAAGAGGCCGTAGATTTTTGGAAAGAGTTCCGTATCCAACAAAAGAAAAATAAGTAAACACCTTGTCAAACCCTATCAAGTTGTTATAATAAGGGCAGGGGACTTATTAAAACCCTGAGACAAGTTTTAGGCTATGCACTTTTATGAGGGTGAAAAGAAACCTGGACTTATATTCCCTTTTTTCTATGTTAGTCCCCGGGTTAACACATCAAAGTTAAACACAAATAACTTATGAGCTACTACGACACTATTATTATCGATGGGAATGCCTTCTTCTATCGCTCTCGGTATGCAATTCTTAGAAGAAGCAAAAATGAACTCACTAACCAAGATGGGGTTATCACCACTGGAAGTTATGGCTTTTTGAATAACTTGTTTTACATTCTAAAAACTTATGGTAAACCTAAGCATTTAGTCTCAACCTTTGATGCAGGGGGTGGAAACTTTAGGAAAGAACTTGACCCTAACTATAAAGCAGGGAGGGAGAAAGTTTCTCAGAACCATATCCAAGATTTCAGAAACCTCGTGGACTTTATTCTACCGAGTATGGGTTCTCAAATTTTTATGAGAAAAGGCATCGAGGCAGACGATATTATCTTCACCCTATCCCTTGATGATAGGTTAGGCAAGACCTTAATCGTAACGGTGGACTTAGACCTTCTAGGCTGCCTATCGGAACGGGTAGATGTTCTGGTCTTCAACTCTGCCAAGAAAAAGAAAGTTTGGACACTACCTGCCTTTGAGGAGGAATACCGTATTCCAATCACCCACTACCCCGTCTATAAATCCATTAAGGGGGATAGTAGTGACAACGTTAAGGGTATTAAAGGCTATGGTCATAAACGGGCTATCAAGGTCATTCAAGGTATCGTCTCAGGGTCTTCTTTAGAGGACTTCTTCTGCCAGAAAGATTTGTTCACCATCTATGGCAATATGAGACTGATGGCACTACAAAACTGCGACCCCCTTAACTTCCCGTTGCTTCCATTCAACTTGAATGAGGATGCCTTTACCATGATGTGTGAGGACTTCAGGTTCAATACATTTATCAAACGACTAGAAAAAGGAGGTTTATTCTAATGAAAACACTTACGGTTAATCGTCAATCCACTAGTAACACCAAAAGCCTCCTCAAGTTTCTTGATGAAGTAAAGGTGGGGGAAACCTTAGAGATAATCTGTGAGGAAAGTTTCTTTAAGTTTGACCGTTTTATTAAAGATGAGAATGGGGACTTTATTTTAGAGGAAGATAACTTCATAGAAGGGGGAACAGTAACCATTTGTAAGTTGGGCATCATCACCATTATCGCTGACGAGTATTGGGAATACTTCTTGCATAATATCCAAGGTGCTTTGAACTGCTTATTCTTTGAGACAGAGTTTGATGTTAGCAGAGATGTTAAATGTTTAACCGTCTGTTACCCTCCCACGGGGGACTTTGTAGAGGTAGATGTTTGTGTGGATGAAGATGTAAAAATCAACATTTACTACCACCATGAAATAATTGAGGGATTGGATATCAACTGGACGGGTACTTTCCCTTTACTAAAACGTATCATCATAGAAACTCTGAAGAAAAAGTAAACTTCCTTGTCAATGCGTATGCCTATCCACCTTGATAATATTCCTCTCGACGATATTGTTACCGACTACTCACTAGCTCCAGGGCAAAAACGTGAGGAGGTGTTATACTGTATATATAAACAAGCAAAGGAGTTGGTCCTATGTCTCGTAAGCCTCAATTCGCTAAATGGAGTCAGGATGTGAACCAACGCAACTTTTTCAACGTATTTTCAGACAAGGAACTCAGACTATGTAGAAGCTAACATCATCACGGCTGAATAGGGTAGGAACTCTAATAGTTATGATTACTCTAACTCTGGTAAAGCCGCCACGGGGTCACCCAAAAGTGTAAATAAAGTTAAATACAAATGCACCGTGACCGGACACATTAGCACAGCAGTCCCGCTCTCTATCTATCAAAGAAAGGGGGAATAGACATTTCAAACCGAGTAAAAGTTGAGGAACAATAAATGGAGATTACACAAGTAAACTTAGGGAAGCAACTGTCAGATGATTATCTCAAGTATTCCATGTCAGTTATTATTGGACGTGCAATTCCCGATCTTAGAGACGGATTGAAACCTGTCCAGAGAAGAGTCCTCACGGCTATGAAGTGGATGAACTTACACCCTGATGCCAAGTATATGAAGTCTGCGAGGGTGGAAGGTGAGACAATGGGTAAACTCCACCCACACTCTTCTGCCTATGGTGTGTTGGTTAACATGGCTGCTTGGTGGAAAAACAGTGAACCCTTAGTAGATGGTCACGGAAACTTTGGTAGTCCTACGGATAACGCTGGAGCATCAAGGTACACAGAAGCAAGGTTAACTAACTATGCTTGGAAATATTTGTTAGAAGACTTCTCATTCTGTCAGACTAAACCTAGTTATGATGGTAGTTTCCAGGAGCCGGTAGTTCTAGAGGCACAAATCCCTAACGTCCTTGTTAACGGATCTTCTGGTGTGGCTGTTGGCTTCAGTACTAACATCCCTACCCATAACTTTCATAACGTTGTTCTAGCGACCCATAAAGTCCTAGAGGGTAAAGAGGAAGAAGCTCGAAAGTTATTAGTCCCACACTTCCCTACCCAATGTTATATCCACAAAACTCAAGGACTGGAGGACTATCTCAATACAGGTAAAGGTTCTATTACTATGCAGGCTCGTTTTTACTACGACATCGAAAAACGTGGTGGGAGGAAGAAAGACCGACCTATTATTAGTTTTTACAATCTACCTTTTGGAACTGACCCTGAATCAATATGTCAGCAGATTGCTAAGGGGGTAGAGCAAGGTAATATCACTAATCTGGCAGACGTAAGGGATGAGACAGATAGGGAAGGTATCAGGGTGACTGTAGTTGCCAAACCTAACACGGATTTGGAGGAGTTGAAGAATCAACTCTTTGCCTACACCAATCTGATGAAGAACTTTCCTGCTCAGAACACGGTTATCCACAACATGAAGCCCGTAGTTCTACCACCCGTTCAGATTATCAAGGAGTGGTTGCAGTGGAAAGATGACAGATTGGTTAAGAAGTTTACTGTCGAACTCCAGCAAATTCAAGATAGGATCCATATTGTTACTGGTTATCTGATTGCTCTTGAGAAGTTGGATCAAGTAGTAACCATCGTTAAGAAATCTAAAACCCGTGCTAGTGCTAAGAATGAACTGGTCTATGAAATGAAGTTCTCGCAGACACAAGCGGAAGCTATCCTCAACCTTCGACTCTCCAGCCTAGTTTCTCTGGAAGGGGACAAACTTTCTATAGAGTTCCAGTCCTTGTTAAAAGAGGAGAAGAGCCGGAAGTTGCTTATTGAGTCCCAGAGTAAGCGAGAAAGTTTTTTGAAAAAAGAAGTGCAAAGGATTATCGAGAAAAACCCTTCCTCCAGCGATTCACCATTGATAGAGGTTAAGGTTGTAACCCCTAAGACCTCCAAAAAAGCTCCTCAAAAAGGTGTTAAGGCCGTTAAGTATATTCACAAGGAGGTTTCCTCTAGAGGGGTAATAAGCACTGTTAAGACCCCGTCCAGGAAAGGAATAAGCTTACGGAAAGATGATAAGTTAATAGCCATCAACTCTGAAGGATTGCTCCGGAAACTACCTTCTAACTTCAAAGGACCTGTATTCCAGTCAGGGAAAATTCTCATGGTGGGTAAAGCTTCTGACATAGAGCATTGTCATTATATGGTGGTCTTTTCCCTAGAGGATGGAAGAACCCGTGCTAATGTGATTAAAGGGTCTGACCTTTTGAAATCTTCTTCGGTGGCTAAACAAGGTCTTCCTCCGTTTAAGAAGCTTATTTACTTTGGGGAAGGTAACTACAAGAACCTAACTCAGAAGGAAGTAGGCATTAGAGGCCCAAGGAGTCAGGGGAAGCTTGTGAAGCTTCGATAAGAGGGGGGAAGAATTTAAAGTTAAAAAAAGGTTGTCAATCTCAAGAATAAGTGCTATACTTGTTACATAAGCAAACAAACAGGGGGCCAACTTCGGCTCCCAGGGTAAAAACAAAAACTTCACTAAATAGAGTAAAGATTATGTCTAGAGATCGAACCATGTGGTTAATAATCGCCGTCATGTTTATTGTGGCTGTCTCCATTCCATCTCCTGATCGAACTCCCCTTGGAGATAACGTAATAAAAACTCAGCAGGTAAGATAAACCAGCCATGTTACTTAAACTCCTACAGGGCATTGAAGACATCATGAAGGGTAAAATCAAAATGAGTTGATAATGAACAGGTTTTATGTTTGTAAAGTGCAAGACAACGGCTGGAATAGATGTTTTCTTCAATAAGCAGTTCATCTCGAAGATAATCGGTGGTAGAGGCAAGACGATCACGGTCTACACTGCGGATGGTAGTTCTGGGGTGAAGGTTCCAGTCGAAGAGCTTGCTAAGCTTTTGTAGAAGGTGGTCATAAGGGTTCAACCTCGTTATAATAAGTATGAGTAAGTCAAACTTTAGGAGATTAAAAATCTCTTGGTTATTCGACTGGACAAATGGCAGAAACAGGGCTAGCCCTCGAAGACCTCAACCCGTTAAAGAAAATAAGGGTGTCCGGTTAGCTCCAAAAGAATTTAAGGAATAGCATTATGGAAGAACTCCCTATCAGAATCATTTACCCTATCAATAGAATATTATCCAATCCAAGAGTCCTCCTTTTAGTATGCAACAGAATGGGGGGATTAGAAATAGTCCACCCTGATCAACTAAGAGAGTTCTTTTACTCCCTAATGGAAATGGATATGCACACACGAGAGATGTATTACTTTGAGGAGTATGACGAAGTTATTTTTGACTTTTATGAAGAAAGTGATACTATCAAGATTATGTTTACCACGGGGAGCTTCATGGAAGCCAAGGTTGTGTTAGAAGACCCCGAATCTAGTGAGAAGACCTGGGTGAAGAGTGAAGAAGACTTAGTAACCTCTATGGAAATTTCGGGAACCCTTATGTCCCAGATCAGAGAGGTTCTTCCAGAAGAAATGAAGCATGACTTTATTCTTACCAGTTTACCTAGTCCTAAAAATAACTATCTGATGGATGATAAAGGTAACTACTTTGAAGGGGACTTCAACCTCATTTCTGACCCCTCTAAAGAATATCATTTCACTGCAAGCCTAGACATATCTACTAACCAATGGGAGACCAACTATGAGCCAAAAGAAGGCACAGAAAGAAAAGAATTTGGGGAAGGAGATCAACAAGTTAGTAGCTAACGGAGAAAATTTCATCGAACAGTTGTATTCTCTACAAAAAGAGTTTCAGTCTTTTAAAAATGCTGACAATCCTGACTTTTTGGATGATACTAAATTTGGTGAAGTTTCCACCATCTCAATCTTCGAGGCTTTGATTTACACATCATGTCACTTGGAAGAAGACTTTGAGTTGGTGGTTCGTTCTATCCTTTACCCTTGCGTTTATGAAAGAGTTTTTTCTCAAGACGAGCAATACTTTCTCCATAAGATGCCAGAGAATCCCCCAAAAACTTTGCAAAGACTCTTAGGAGAGGTTAGAAAGGATATTACTTCTAACCTTTTATCACCTGATAACTTTGATAAGGCACAACGCTTGATGGAATCCGCTATCAAAGAGGAGTTCCTGGTTGAAGTGTATGGGGCCGAAGACCCTAGATGGAGGGAGGATCAATGTTACGACTTCAAGACAATGAAAGTTTATTATCAGGAAGACCCTACGATTCTTCCTCTCATTTTTGACGGGTTGGATTCCTACCAACAAAGAAAACTAAAAGTTTCTTTGCAAAATGGTGTCATTTCTTATGTGTCCAGTTATAATAGAAGTGTAAAATAAGGTCAACAGTATGGAAACTAATCCTCTAGGTTATCCTGTCCTAAACAAAAAGAACGCAAAAAAGATTTTCGGTAACTTGAAACCGAAGAACTTTGATCCCTGGGGTATAGAAAATGCTAAGAGAAACCTTAAAAAATTTGGTATTCCTGTCCCAGTTTATTCAGAAGAAGTTTGGGAGGGTGACTTACCCGTCCCACCACTAAAGGGAGAGGATATTTTCTCTCATTTTGATAATGTAGCTAATGAACAAGTAGGGAGGTTTATAAAATATGGTGACGAACTGAAAAGTAACCGTGTACAAGTTGACTTTAATCTCTTATATCATAATAACATTTCTCCTTCTTTCAAGACTTTCGTAGATACCTTACTGGACCATGTTAAGGGTGGAGTGTGGTTGAGAGCGGAACCCGTAGTAATAGAGGACGGTGAGGTATTTCTCTTCTTGGACCATGTTGATACTCCCACGGAACCTGGGTTTATCTTTGACACAGAAACATTCGTAAAGTACAAGAACTACCCAATCATCGGGACAGCTTGCTCCCACAAAGCTATCTATCTATGGATTGCTTCTGAACTGTTGGATCCGAGTCTTCCGAAGGAACAATGGGATCAGTTCAACTTTATCAATGTAGGGACTGACAACTTTATTGTTGCCCATAACGCAGCGTTCGATAGAACTAGAACTCAGGCGGCTTACCAGTTAAACAAGCTTGGCCCTGATAACTTCTGGTTTGATACTCAGTCTGCTCACATTGCTGTCAGCGGGTTAGCTTCTGGTCAACGTTGGCTCTACGCTCTAAATGGGAAAGACCCTAGCTTACTGTCGGCTGCTGAGAAACGTAAGCTCCGTTACAAACCTGAATGGTTAGGAGAAGGTTCTACCAACTCCTTAGTCGAAGTTTATAACTTTCATGTTGCACAACCAAAGTTTCTACTTAACCCTGACACTAAGTTCCTGGGTGATGAAGACAAGGAAACTCGGGATATATTTGTTCTGTCAGAAACCTTGCAGGAGATTAAGGATCAACTTTACGTAGCCGTTGAGTACGCTATAAAGGACTCCCTCTACACCCATGAACTCTTCCAGGTGTTATGGGGGAAATATAAAGAAACGACTCCTTCTAAGATCGCTTTTGTAGGTCATTACCACCTTGGAGCATCTAAGGTTCCCTTAGTCCCTGATTGGGAAGAGTGGAAGGAAGAAGCCGAAAAGGTGTGGGAGTCTCGTAACCAGCAAATGGAAGACAACGTCAAAGCTATTGCTAAGAAAGAGTTCGAGAAGTGGCAAAAGTCTGTCCTTGACGAGAAAGCAGGAGTAGTTAAGTATATTCACAGTAACTACCCTAAGTTCATGCCTCTACTCTTCGGTTTCAAGACGATGGAGGAACAAATAGAATTTGTTGAGGAGTATGCCCACATTGATAAGTTTATTCGCAACTTCTGTAATAAGAAGGGTGAATGGACTTTCAAATGGGTAAAGGGTAGCAACAAGTTTAAACGCCCCGACCTTGACAAGCATATTCTAAAGTGGTTAGAACTGCTAGGGTTTGACTGGCATCCTAAGACTACTAAGATGATAGATGACGACTCTTGGATGCGTCAGCTTGACTGGAAGTTTACGACTACAGGTACCTATGCCTATAAACCTAACTGGTATCGTAAGTTCCAAGAGAAAACTGTTTCAACTAAGAACAGAACTGCACACTTATTATTGAGGCTTAAGTGGGATGGAAAGCCTATTTTATTTACCAAAGACAAAGGATGGTGTTTTGATGACGGAAACTAAAAAGGAATGTATCCTCCAGATATGTGAGGATTTCGGTTCCAAGTACCCATTCAAAGTCCCTAGAACTGCAAACGAAGAGTCTTTTGATCGAAGTAGAATACACAATCTTAATCGTGATCCTAATCAGTATAGTTTTTATCACTGGACCGGGAACGACACAATAAAACTCCCTTACTACTCACTATCTCAACTCTATGTCATCGCCTATAATGAAGCCTTTCAAAAAGAAAATAGTTTGCATGATGTCAGGTTGGGAGACGTGGTTCTTAGGGTTATTAAGTACGGGAAGAAAGAACCTTTTGGTCAACACTTGGATATCGACTATGTTAGCTATACCGTCGCTTCAGTTAAGGATAATGAAGTAAAACTAAAAGGTAACATCCATTATGGACTTCAAGCTGAGAAGGTAGGGTTAGTGAAAGAGGCAACTCCTCACTATTTTAATCCTGATGGTGCGGACTTCTCTTTCGTCATGTTCTTTAACCTGCACTTTTCTACTAAACTTACAGACTATCAAAACGTGGGAGAATATTTAAATGCTTGCATCTACAAACACAGAGACTAAACGTCTCGAGTTCATTAAACCTTATTTCTCCTTTAGGGGCGGATTTAATACAACTTGTCGTCTAGGGAAGAAGTGGTTCGACGCACTTAAGGGGGAGAAAGAAGTTCTTCTCACAGGTTATGAAGACCATCATGTTATCCGTGCTGAAGTGGTAACTATTTCCTACAAACCTTTCTATCGACTCAGTACTATGGACGTAGCTAGTCACCAATATACTCGGGATTTAAGGAGTTTGGAACGGTTAATGAGGGAATGCTATAGTTTGAAGTTCGACCCTGAAACTGCTTTCGTAACACTTGTAGGATTTGATATATGAACCAATTTGGAATATTGTTGTTTTCCGGAGTTAGCGTCTTTTTAATGTGTGTAGTTTTGTTAACTTTTTTCAATAGTTTTACACAAGGGGGTGATTAGATGTTATAATGGTATCATAAGCTTTACGGAGGTAAAGAGCCATTATGTCCGACACACATCGTAATGTTCGCTTCGCTAACCTTAACGCTCGTCGGGTTAGCCGTCATTCTCAGTTGAAAAATGTAACCAACGCTATTGAGCAGATTACCGAAGAATTCGGAACCGAGATGCTCTATAGTCGGTTACTCAACATAGGTCGTATCCCTAACAACTATGATGACTACCGTGTTAGCGGAGCAAGTGAAATTTTTGTAGAAGATTGGGAGGAATATTTATCCTAGTTAGTAGTTTCAAAAGCACTTCTTTATCCATACTGGGTATCTTTATCCTATGGGCTTTTGTTTGGGGAGTTGTGTCCTTGTCACAATCCCTAGATATCTCTTCGGAGAGGGTGGTCAGTATGGAATAGAACCGTTATAATGTTGGTGTCAAAGTCTTTAGTTGTCATGACACTTTACAAGAGTAAGGAAACGAAGGCTAAGCTCCTTAACTCCACCCGTGTCTATCTTCTGAAGGTTTACTACCTTGCTCAATCTGAAGACGCTCCTGAAAAGGAGGCAAAAATAGGTCGGGTCTTGTCAAACTACCCTATAACCAGTTATAATGACTTTGGTTACACCGAAATGTTTGAACTAAACCAACACACAATGGAGTTTATAGAAAACTATGGTATTGCGTCAAATTCCTCACCCATCGGGTAAGAAGGGGCAGAATGTTGGGGTTTTACTCTCAAAGGACTTCGTAAAGGCCCTGGAAAGTGGTCTGTTGAGTTCTGACTACCCTGAAGCTGAGGAAGCTCTTCAAATAGCAAGGGAGACAAGCTACTGGACATCTGTTAGGAAGAGGGTGTTTGACCGTATCTTCCGTGAGGTTAAAAACCCTTATGGTGAGAATGCTAACATCACTCTCCCTGACATTCTTCCACATGGAACCGTAACACGCCGAACCGTAGAAAACCTTATGGTTACGATGTGTAGCACCAAAAACTATAAAATAGGGTCTGAGCTAAAAACCCGTATCCAAGCTCCAGATGGTTGGAAGGTAGTGGGTGCGGACTTTGACTCTCAAGAGTTGAGTATCGCTGGTATCTATGCCGATAGTTGGGAGGGAGGGATAAATGGTTGCACAGCACTAGGTTTCCAAGTTCTATCTGGTTCCAAGGCAAAGGGTTCTGATGGACACACAGTCTTTGCACGTAACATGATGGAAGAGGAGTACAAAGATCTTTACTTTGATCCAGAACTCGGCATCTTAGAAAAGGTTACTATTGATGAGTAAAAGACTTGACCAAAACAACCTTTATCAAATATGCTATCATTATCTTAGAAAATGAATGATAATGACCAGGAATATATCTTACTGTCAAATAATACAGGTGAAGACACTATTTCTGCTACTCTTCATATCAAAGGGGCTTGTGATTTAGGTGAAAACGGGGGGGGAACCTAAAAAGGATTTTAGACAGATGCGGACTATTGTGAGGATTCTAAAAAAGCAAAGGAGTTCTCAATTGAGAAAGTTAGCCAGAATCGAGAAGATTGATGACATCCTTCCCATTGAAAAAGCAAATCGGATTAAGGTTACCACTATTGGGGGGTGGGATGTCGTTGTAAAGGAACGGGAACACCGTGTCAGGGAAAGTAAAGTTTCCTTCAAGGTTACCTCCAATCTCCACCTCTTAAATGAGGGCTAAACTTGTCAGATCCCTTACACAAGGGTTATAATGTTTATGTAAACCAGGAGACAAAATGGATTACCCTACAAAGACCTTAAAAGACGGGACAGAAGTTTATCAAATCAACGGTGAGTGGTATAAAAAGATTGACAAGGAAAGGAAAGCTCTCCTAAAAGAATATAGAGAGTGTGCCAAAGTCTCTAATTATAGCATTCTTTACGGGGGAGGGGCTTATGCTTCCTCTATACCTTGGAAACAATCTTTCCCTATGATGGATCAGGAAGTTCTTTTTAGCAAGCTTAAAAAAGCCATGGTTAAAAAGAAGGGAGTAAGAGATAAGGAAACTGGACATCTCAGAGGAGGTACAGATTCCGAAGCTTTTTGTAAGATGGAACAGATTGCTCTGAAAAGTAGGGTTCCCACGTTGCCCGCACTGGGGACTCAAATCACCACGGCTCTAAGACCCAAGGCAGTAAACAGTGACTTCGTAACGGGTAGGTTGAATTGGGGAATCCAATGTTCCGGATCTGAGTTCTTAGCTATCTTCCTAACTGCCATCCATTGGTTAGCAGAGGAAAAAGAAATCCCTTGTCAGTTCATCATCTCCATCCACGATGAAATCTGGTTTATGGTTCCCGAAGAGTATGCTTCGGCATTCGTGGTCTTATTTCAGATTGCTCACGTTTTTACATGGGCTTACTTCCAAGCTGCTTGTGGGATCTACGAGTTACCTTTGGCAAGAGCTTTCTTCTCAGGTGTGTCATTAGATGACAGAGTGAGGAAGTCTCCTTACGAATGTACCAAAACTCTAAGCAACCAGAAAGACGAGTCTGATGGGGAAGAAATCACCATGTGGGACTTAGAAAAACGCGGTTGGTTACATGACTAAAAAAACAAACAGATAAAAAGATTACTATGGTTGTTGAAGTAGGTTCTGAAGTTTTCGTTACTAGTATTAAAGACTATGACATCCTTACTATTGAAGACGATACCTTTCGTTTCCAATGGGGTTGTGTTATCAGAAAAATCACCGCCTCAAGTCCAGATAAGTTGGGTAATGTAGATTACGAAGTTAAGTATTACGCAAGAATAGGAGAAGCAAGTGCAGAAAAAGATTCTAACGTTCAACGCACCTGATAGAGCAGGTAAATCCACCCTAATCAAAGAAATAGAAAGTCTTGGAAAGGGGGTTAAGGTTATCCACCTTGGGCCACCTCAATGGGACTGGAATAACCCTTTAGAAGACATTGAGGGACACATTAAAGAGTTGCTTGAACAAACTGAGTATAACACCTTGGTCTATGATAGAGGTTGGATATGCCGTCATGTCTATTCTCAGATCCGGGATAAAGGTTTTGATATGCTAAACGCTATCAAGTATTTAGAACTCCAGATCCTCCGAAAGAAAGTAGAATGTTATCATGTGATTCTCTACCGTCCTTGGTACTTCTCTGGACCAAAAAACTTTGAGGAGGTTGACACGACTTCTACCAATCACTGGGAGACTCTCTATAAAATGGAGAGCCGAAGAAAGGAACACCTTGCTTACTATGATTTTGCTTACGAGTTCTTGACGGAACATTCCTTATTCCCTACAATTGAACTTAGGGGACACCAAAGATTTAATGTGGACGATGTCTTAAAAGGAATGTGGACTTATAAGGAGGAAATGGCTTAAATGGCTTTTCCTCCACCCAGGAACTACTCACTACAGATCCAAACTATTTGTCAATGGTTGGACTCTGCACAGTGGGCTCTGGAAGAACTAAATAATGTTGAACGGGCTAATGAAGACTACTTCTTAGCTTGTCAACTTTCCCGTACTCTCCCCTCCATACCGGAGGAGCTTTTTCGTTGTCTTAAAGAAGTGGGTAAAAATCTAGAGGATAGATAAAGTAAATAAAGAATATGAAAACTCTAAAGTCCGAACAAATGGTATCCAATAGCGGTAAAACTGTCGTTATGCCTGAGACAGATGATATCGAATGCACTGTCATTTCCTCTGGGAAACAAGTTTGCTTTCGTCCTATGGTAGCTAAAGACCTTCTCGTTATGGAAAGGTTATCAGCACGTCCTAAACCAGGGAAGAAAGGACAAGAACAGGCTGGGATGGGTGAAATCGAGATGAGCATCCGTCTTATGGAAAGATTATCAGTTTCACCAGGAAAAATCACCGTGGTTGAACTTGAAAAGTTAGGAATGAAAGACTTCCAAGCGATCTCTTCTCTTTTAAGTCTAGTGAGTGGTACAGATGACAAAGAAGATGATTACCTAGAGGATGGCCTGGGAAACGAATAGAGGTTAGGGATTTACCTGATTTCTCTTATAGAATAACTCTTCCTTCTAAAAAGAAACTAAGAATAAGAGAAATCTGCCCGAAGGACTACTATCAAATCCAGATCTGGATGGGAGAACTAGAAGAAACAGAAACTCTTCTGGTTTATAACATTTTTAAACTTCTGATTAAAGAACCTACCAAGAAAGGAAGTTTCCTAGAGAACCTCGATGTAAGAGATTGGGGATGTTTGGTTAGTTGGGCTTCCGATAACCTCCTAGAAGATAAGATAATGCCCGTGGAGGATTGGTTAGAAGTTTGCTTTTACCTTATGAAAGAAAGATGGGGAAGTGACATGGACTGGTTAGAGAAGCAACCCTTAAGCAAGATTATGACTATGATAAACATCGTTAAACGACATGGAGAGAGGGTAAAAAAGTCATACGACACTAAGAAATAGTAATATGATTGAGTGGGAAGTAGAAATCCCTGTCCTTAATGTAGATGACTGGTGGCAAAAAACTCAAAAAGAATATACCAGACACTGGAGAGACGACATCCGACCTTACTGGAAAGCAGAAGTAGACCCTGTTGATCAAAGTGCATGGTCTTTAAGAAAAAAAGATTATTCTTGGAAGACTCTTAGGAAGACGGGTCGTATGCAAGACACTGCCCAATTACGAGTAGGTAGCAACGATTTATTCAGGGTAAAAATAAATAGATACGGAATTTACCATCAACAGGGAACCCGTCGCATGGCTCAAAGGCGGTGGCTAGGTATTCCTAGAGAAGGGATGCAAAAACTCAGTAAATTTAGTGCAAAGCATATTTTGAACAATGGAAGAACAAAAACTTACCGATTCGGTTGAAGAAGTAAAAAAGATGAACCCAAACCCACTGTTAAAAGTCGAAAAAGAACTACAAGAAGAAAAACCAAAGAGCCGACGGACAACAAGGTCAAGAAAGAAGAAACCAGAATCACCCCCTGCCCAAGAGCATCCAAGCGAAAAAACTCCAAAATCGCAGCCGCAATCCGAAGAAAAAAATAAAGGGTTGACAAGGGGTCAGATCATTGCTGAACGTTTGATTCAAAGAGCAAGAGCAAGGGGTTATTAATCCATGGCTGTCAATACCAGAGTTTTTCGAAGTGAAGATACCTGGAGAAGACTGGGTTATATAGTTCATCAAGACTCCCGAGAGTTCCGAAGAGTGTTAGACGAGAACCCCGCCTGGGATATCGGATTCTTACCTGCCGAGGGTGACATAGTTTTTGTTAACTCTAGTCAGTTTGGGGAACCCGTAGGACAGTTAAAAAGTATCCCTCTGACAGATTTTGCAGGTGCAAATAACGGAACTCAAAACAACTTCTACCCGTGGAATGATTTGAAAAAGCTTTATAAAAGACTTTCAAAATACACTCAATATGGTTTAGATAACCCAAATGAACTAAACGGATAAGCCCTAAGCTCTTCGGAGACCAGCATCTAGTAAATCCTGCTAGAACTTAGGCGATTATTATCAGGATAAGGAAAAGGAAAAATGTCAACAATTTCATTAGCATCGTTTAGTACAGGGGCTGCCGGAACCTTTATTACAGAAGGTGTCTCGGCTTCCAGTGGTCAGCCTACTATCGCTACCCACAACTCCGTTTATATGTTGGTAGAGGTTCCTAATAGTGTTCCCGTAACATTATTCCCAGAGAACGAGCCAACCTTAATATTCTCTCTTAACGACTATCTTAATCTTATCGGGGGAACCGTTCCCGTTGAAGGTTCAGAACTTTTAAGTTACAACAACGTTAACTCCTTCTTCCTCAATGCACAAGGTGGAGCTTTATACGTAGTTCGTGTCGGTACTCCTGCTCAAGTACAACGTTTAACCTTCCGTGCAAACGGTAACAAAGATAATGGGACTTCTATTCCTTCTAGTTTAAAGAAAGGAGATGCAGTTTATGCTCAAATCTCATTAAACGGTCAGGAACTAGGTGATAAAAACCCTCTCGGACAATATCGTGGTGTCCGGGTAGTAATCCCTGTCGATTACGATGCGGGAAACTTAACAAGCCAACTACAGATCAGTCAAGCTATTCGAGATGCAGTTAAAGACGCCATTGAAGAAGACTCTCTAATCTCTTCTTCTGCTTATGTTCGGGATTCTTCCAGTAATCCTTTAACAGGAGACTCCTTCTTAGATCTTACAGGCCGAGTCTTAGGTCAACCTGTGGTAGTAGTTCCTACAGTTCAACCTGTAGATAACTTATTCGTATTTAGCCTCAGCACCTACGATGTATCTAACTTAAACGTTGAAGACCTTCCTGATCAAGGCCCTAACGATTATCTTCAAACCATTCGTACAGGTTTTACAGGACAACTACCTCAAGGTTTCTTGTTGGCTCCTACCGCTTTCCAAAAATTCCGAGCAACTGATCGCGCAGCTATCGGGGCGGCTATGGAGGCATTGGCTTCTAATGAGAACTATAAATGGATGGCTCTTGTCGATCCTGGCCCATACTTAGTAACCGATCTGCAACCTTATGCTGACTTTGAGCAACATAGTCCTGCTGACGGATTCTTCGAGAATGAACTCTATCTTATCGGAAATACTATCTATCGTTGGACTGACTCTGACTTTCGCTTCCGTCAAGTAAACGTTGGCTTAACTGCTGATGAAGGTATTAACAAGAACATTGACCCTGGTTTTGATCAACGGGTTTCAATCAAGGATGACCGTATCATTGATGTAAATTCTGCCAATAGTGTTACTGATGTATTAACTCTTGCAGAAGATTGGCCTATTGATAGTGACGGGTTCTCTACAGGGTCTCAGGTAGAACTAACTGACTCCACTATTAGTGGTCTGGACGATGGAACTTACTTTGTTATTGCTAGTGATGTAGAAATCACCCTCAACGGTAATGAAATCAAGTTAGCATCCACTATCGCTAATGCTCTTAACAATGTTGCCATTGATGTAACCGATGGTGGTTCAGGTGTTATTAGTTATCTAAATCCTGCTTTCGACTTAAAAGTTACTATTAACGACAAGACTTCCCACTTACTTGAAGCTCTTACTAACGATCAAGCTTTCAACGCAGCTTATCTTCCTGCTTCCTTGCAGAAGCCAACTGAACGTTATACTTTCCGCAACGTAGTTCGCCGATTTGTTGACCTTCAAGGTTCTCTAGCTTCCGAAGCACCTAACTTTGTAGTTTCTAGTAACGTAAGTACAGCCGGAGACACAATCAGCTTTAGCAACTCTTATACTGACAAAGATTTCGTCTTTGTTAATAAAGTTTCTGGAGCAACCGCCGCACAATATGAGACAGGTGGTTTAGTGACCTTAGGAACCATCGTAGGTGGTACTGGCTACACTGATGGGACTTATGTTAATATCCCCTTCTCAGGTGGTACAGGTGGTGGAGCCGTTGCTGATATCGTAGTTTCTGGTGGAGCCGTAACAGGTGTAACCATTAAAGATGGTGGAATCAGCTATGTTGCTACCGACGTTCTTACTGTAGACGATTCTCTTATTGGTGGAGGATCTAGTTTTACTTATACTGTAACAGGCGCTTCTCCTTTAGTAAATGCTGACTTAATCGGTTATTTCTATGTAGCTAACCGCACAGGAACAAATTTCCAACTAGCGTTAGACCCTGCCTTAACCAAAGTTATCAATATTACCGGAGCCGGTGTTGATTCAACAACATTCCGGATACCTAGCGTATTATCTGTATCTAATATAGGTGCGGACACTAACTCCTTATTCTTATTGGAAGACCACGGTTTAACCGATGGACAAGCTGTATTATTCTCTGGCGACGTAGTTGATGGGAATAGTAAGAACTTCTTAAGTGGAACAAATGCTAATAACTTAGTGCGTTACTACGTCTCTAAAGTTGATGATGACACCTTCTACTTAGCAGTAAGTTTAGCAGCCGTCGCTGACTCTCAGTTCCTAAACCTTCCTGAGAATCCAGTTCTGACGACTTCTACGGTAGAAATCTTTACCGATTATGAATATGAAAGTAATGAAAATCCTTTCAATGCTTATAACGAAGCAAGATACATCCGGGGACGTAAATATCAACTCGACACCACTTTAGCAGAATATGATCTTGAAGATGAAAATGCTGATGTGATTGCAGACCGTCGAGTAGTCATTCGAGTGGCACAAGCTCAAAACGCTGTTGACGAAACTGGGTTCTACTACACTTATCAGACTCAAGCGGACGCAACTCCCATCAGTTCTTCCAACTTACCTAGTGGTGACGATATCTTCTTCAACACACCTACTGAAGAACAAGATACTCAACAAGTTCTTTACTTCGTATGTGGTATTGAAGATACCAGTGGAACCTCACCTCCACCCACTTCTGTTATCCAAGGTTCTGCTTTAACGTTGAACTTTGTTCCTGAGATTACTCCTCCTTCCAGCGTATGGAACTTCAAGACAGTTACTTCTTTGGACTTAATCGACGAATTCTTACGCGGTATTAACAACGAAGGTGTTGCTCAAGTAGTCGTCGTGGATCAAGGTCTGGATTCCCATTCCAAGTTAATCGCTGACGGTTTAAACTATAGCACTGTGTTCGGGTTCTTAGCTTACTACGGGCCTTATATTCTTAACGAACAAAGACTCTGGGTGTCTCCTACTCCATTCGCAGCCGGCGTGGCAGTAAGACGTTATCGGGCAGAAGGGTTCCAATATCCACCTGCTGGTGTTAAATACCGTCTGAGAGGAGCGTTAGAGTCTCAAATCAAGATCTCCAGTGCAGAACAAGATGTTTCTAACCCTCTGGGTATTAACGTTCTGAGAACCCTCCCTGGTTACCCTACTGCAGATATTTATATCTGGGGTGGTAGAACTCGTGTTGACCGTCAAGACGTTGCTCAAAAACTCTATCAGTTCGTTAACACTCGTGTTATTCTGAACGTGATTTACGGTTCTTTGAAATTTGCCTTTGATTGTGAAATCTTCTCAGTTGGTGATGGTCAAAACGTCTTATTTACAAGGTTAAGAGCTCTTGCGGAAGCTTTACTCTATAGTTTATGGGTAGGGGGTGCATTATTCGGGTCTAAGCCTGGAGATGCTTATTCCGTTATCTGTGACAGACGCAACAATCCTTCTAACACCTTAGAGGAGGGTATTGTTCAAATCTCAGTGTTCGTGGTTCCTGTTCCTACTTTGGAACGTATCCAACTCGAACTCGTCCGTGTTTCCATTGATGGCGGCATTCCTGCGGCTCTTGGTGGTGCTGGATTCGATTATGCAACCAGTAATAGCTTTATCTAATCCCTAGGGGCCTAGGGGGTAAAACCTCTTAGGTCTTTTTTCTTATTTAATCTAAATGAAAGATACAAAAACTTACAGATACTTAGGATTAGGAGAACTAAGAGAGGAAAGGTCGAAGTTAATAAAGGCTAGTCCTCCCGACTTAGATTCTAGATTAAGAAGGATAGATGCCATTATTAGGGGGTTTTATAAGGTCTAATGAGCTTAGCAGCAAAGAGGGGGTTGACTTATCCTTTAGAAGTGGATATAAATGGTCAGTTAAAAACTTCTACGGACTACAATCTTGTTAGAGAACACATTTTGTCAGTTCTTGATACACGCCCCTATGAAAGGGTTTTAAGAGCGGATTATGGTTTACCCGATTTAATCTTTGAAGTCATAAACCCTATATTGATAAACTCTAGGATATCAAAAGCCATTTTAGACGAAGTAACCGAACTATCAGATTTAGAGGTCGACGGGGAATGGAGAAATACAGGGGAAGAAGGTATATATCAAGTTAAGATTACTTACTTTGTAAATGGGGTTCCCCAACCACCTATATCATTCGCACTTCAACGATAATAAACTTGGGGAAAGATTAGTGTCTAAAAGATTTCAAACAGCACCCCTCTCAGGGGCTAAAGGTGAAGCAGCAGCCTATACAGATAACCCTTTTCAGCCATATTGGTATGGAGAAAAAGGTAGAGATTCTTCAGAAGGAGCCGTCCTGCAACCCAGTGACGAACTTCTTCTGGATAAAGGGGGGGTTCGCGCCCTCAATATGTACACTCGGTTGTTATTGGATGCTACTGTTCAATCAGCTATTTCTAGATTAGTTCAAGATATTACCTCAAAAGATATTGTGGTAGAACCTTTTTCTGAACTTCCTGGAGACAAAGTAGTAGCAGAATACGTGGAAAACCAAATAAACAACTTGCCAATGGATGAGATTTACAGAGGTTTTTCTGAAGCCATTATAACAGGATGCTCCTATGGGGAGATTATTTGGAACCGAACAAGAGCTGGTATTATTGCAGAAGAAGTTAGAATGAAAGACCCTCGGAGGTTCTTATGGCAAGAAAATCCAGAAGCTAAAAGAGGGTTTAACCTGAGGGTTGTCACAAGAGGAAACCAGTTTACTGGTGAGAAAGTACCTGAAAGAAAAATCATACCCTTCCGTTACTATATCAGTAACAATGGAGACCCTTATGGTCAAGGAGTGGGTAGGATACTTTACCCTTTATTGAAGTTTAGACGCAGGGCTCAAGAATCTCAAGTCTTATATTCTGACAGGTTTGCTAACCCAACCGTAGTTGTAACCGCCCCCTTGTCTGCAACAGTTAATGAGATTAACACCTTATATGGGCAGATTACAAACTTGTCTCAAGAAACTGCTATAATCCTTCCAGAAGGTTATAACTATGACTTTGCCAATCCTCAAGGGAATGGGGAAGTCTTTGAACAGATTTTGAAAAACCTTGCTAAAGAGATTCATATTCTTATAACAGGGGAAGCCGAAACGGGTAATCCTGATGCTGGGAGTAGAGCTTCCTCAGAAGTTGCTCAAACGGTTAGAACAGTTCGTGCAAGCGAACTTTCTCAACTAATAAGCAAACAGCTTCGTGACACTTTAGTTAGATGGATAGTAGATTTTAACTTTGGTGTTAACGTAATGACTCCTAATATCCGGAGAGACTTCCGCCTGGAAGAGAGTAGTTCTTTAACTGTTCCAGATATTGTTCTCCTTAACGAAGGGACTGGTCTCTCACCTACCCAGGATTGGATAGCCAACCACTTCAAAGTGGAACTGCATGAAGAGAGCAAAAAAGTTGCTTCAGAAGAAGATAAGGAGTTAGGAAGATTGGAAACTAAATCTGATGAGGATATCTTAGAATCTCTCTTCGAGACTAAGGAAGAAGAAAATCAAATGAATGCCCTGGAAGGGGTCTTAACAAGAGAGGAATAAAAATGACACTAAGAAAGATTCACGTCTTTCGAGCAGGGCCACAAATTTCATCAAACGGTATGGAAAAAACCTTCACCCAGAAGGATTTACAAGAAGTGGTCGAGTCTTACGAACCAGATGTCCATGAGGCTCCTATAGTTATCGGTCATTCTGGGGATAATGATTCGGCTCCTGCCTATGGTTGGGTTAAAGGTTTTGAAAGGGAAGGGGATGACCTTTATGCCAAGGTTGACACCACCGCCCCTATGGATAATCTACTTAAAAATAAACATTATAAAAAAGTATCTATTTCTCTATACTCTCCTAAATCCAAGGTAAACCCTCATAAAGGGAAATGGAGTGCAAGACATCTTGCTATGTTGGGGGCAAGTCCTCCAGCTATCAAAGGGTTATCCGATTTCGGATACTCAGAGGCTGAGATTTTGGACTTTTCAATGGATTTAGAAGATGAAGATGATTCTATGAAAAATTTTGGTCCAAGTTTTCTTGATGAACTATCTCCAGGAGATCTTATGAAAGAAGCTTACCAAGAACACACGGGAGAAAAGGTTACCATAAAGGTTTCTAAATCAATGAAAGGGGAAGAAGAAATGGCTGACGACAACACTATGAAATCTAAGGAAATTGACATGGCTGAATGTAAAGATAAGCATAACCCTGCTTCTAGTAAGGAACATCATCTCACCTCTGAGAAGAAAGGTGATGGGAAGGTATGGTATGCAGGTGAAGATGGTTATATGTACACTTCTGAAGGCGACTACCCTCTCTATGTTAAAGGGGAAGAAGAAAAACGTTACACCAAAATGGAAGAAGGTGTGGACTTCAGAGATAAGAAATATTACTATAAAAGAGGTGGACGTTATAGAAACTTCTCTGAACTCCCAGAATCCGTATCTCATGAGTATGGGGAACAAATGACCCATACAGTGGAAGGTGTGGACTACCCTGCTTACTATAAAGAAGGTAAGAAATACTACCCTATGGTGAAAGAAGGCAAAGCCGATTATTCTGATCGATGCCATTATTATAAAAAGAAAGGCAAGTATGTTATGTTTAGCTGTCCAGAAAATTATGCTGAAAAGCCCGGTCTGAATAATATCATGCCTTCCAATGACCCTAAAGCAGAAGAAAAGCGTTCTCAAGTTGCCAATGACAATGGGGATGCAGAAGAAGCTCGTTACGAAACCGTTGGACAAGGTGATAGTCATCACGAAGAAGCAGAAGGTGACAACGAAACCGCTATTCAAGGGAAAGCTCCTGAAATCGCAGGTTTCCAAGGGGAAACGGGTTCTGACGGAGGGGACATGGAAGAGGCTCGTCACCGCTCCACCGCCACTAAAGCAAAAGATCACCGAAGAATGTTGGAAAACTCCAAAGGTATTGTCCAACCCATGGAAACAGACCTTGGAATGAGTGCTAAGTTAACTGCTTACTCAGAAGATGAGATGGAGAGACCCGAAGAAAAAGGTTATCCCGCCAACCCTGAAGAAGGTCGTACCCCTGCTCCTGTAGCAGATAGAGGTGTTGAATCTGACTCCGTCACCCATGCCACTATGGAAGGTACTAAAACTCATTTCTCCGAAGAAGATAAGCCTTCTGAAGAAGTTGCTAAAGAGGACTTTTATGAGCAACCTGTTTCTTCTGAAATGACTGGGGCCTCTCGTCATGAGAACGTGGTAGAAAACATTACTAAGGAAGACCATATCAAAGCTTTAATGGAAGAACTTTCTTCTATGAAGTCTGATATGTTGTCCATCAAAGAAGAAAATCAAAGATTACGTTCAGCAGCTAATCACGCAATGAAAGAACGTCGTCATTCCAACGTAGAAAAGTTCATTAATGGACTATACGAATCAGGTAAGATGTACGACGCTATTGCCACCCCTGAAGCCATTTCTGGGTACTGCGAAAAACTCATTGCTTTTGATGAAGGAGAAGAAGTAGAGTTCTCTGAAGATGAACCTAAACTCTTTGACACCTTTAAAAAGATTATGGAGAACCTCCCTGTACAAGTTCCTTATGGAGAAATGAAGGAAGAAAAAGTTGACTTCCAAGAAGAAGACTTAGATCCCCATGAACGTGCTTTGAAGCGTTCCAAAGAGGAAGGAATTGAATACACTGAGGCTTTGAAACAAGAGTTATTTAGCAATAAATAATAGGGGTTACTTGACTTATGTGGGATAGGTCTTCAAGAGTCAAAGTAAAAAGGAATATATAGAAAAGGCTCTGAAACGAAGTAAAAAGTACCTGAGCCTAACCAAACTAGAAAACTACTTCTATAGATTTCTTCCTCTTGATGACTGATCCCTCTATATATATCTCAAGGGGTTACACCGTGACTCCTCTATTTCAGAGGGGAATATCGGGTTAAAAGAGATGAGAAGGGTTTCCCCCCAATGGATCATGAGACTTGTAAAGATTGTTGGAACTTCCATCAACGAGGTTGCAGATGTCTAGATCGTTGGCGTTGTGAAATGGAATTTTGATATAAAGTTGGGTAAAACCACTACAGGGACAGTCTTAAAAATACTACTAGAAAATACAAGAAACAGGTGAATATCAACAATCATACCTGGAGGTATTTCCTATGGCCTCAAACGTAGGGCCACAGTATGGCAAGCAGGTTATCCGCTTTGCCGAGACACACGAGTTTTCTTCTGACGAAGTTTTCGAGTTTCGTTTAGTTTGGAACAATGCTGGTACTAAAGAAGTCCAAGACGGTGCAAGTGCAGCCGGCTCTGTAACTCTCGGGGTTAACCAGTATTACATCCCTTCCGCAACCGAAGCTCCAGCAGCATCCCGTTTAGGATCTGTTGCCTTCTCTGGAACTCTTCTTGTAGAAGCCGATGCAGCCAACTTACAGGCTGTCGGAGATGCTCTTTTAGTAGATGGAGTAGGTCGAAGCGCATCTACTGGAGCAGCCGTTACCGTTAACAACACTACACCTATCATCCGTGAGCAAGTTCTCATCGGTGGCCGGTCAATGGTTTTAGTAAGCTTTAGCTAATATTTAGGAGGATTTAAAATGCTGAATCTTAGAGATAGCTATGGTGGTACTGACCCGATCTTAACCACCTTGGCTCAAGGATATGCCTTACCCGAGACAAACATTGCAAACTTCATTGCTCCCGTTGTAGATACTCCCACCCGTGCTGGTCGGATTCTACGTTTCGGTAAAGAGCAATTTGCTATCAATGATTACCGTCGGGCTTACGGGACTAACATTCCCGCCGTTCAAAGCCGATTCGACAGTGAACCTTACACTGTAGAACAAGAGGTTATTGCATGGGAGATTCCTGAAGAAGTAATCGAAAACGCAGGTGAAGGCCCTGCACAAGTTGACTTACGAGCCATTGAAACTCGTAACGCCATGAAACGCTTGATGAACAGCTATGAGAAGACTGTTGCTGATGGTGTGGCTGTTTCTGCTGCTTATGAGACAAACTTGGCATTCGCAACCTGGACTCTCTTCCAAGCTGCTTACCCTGGTGCTGGTAATGAAAACTGGACAGACCCTACTAACACTTCCGATCCCATCAAAGACGTATTGATTATCAAGCGTCAAGTAGCTAACCAAATTGGTATCCGTCCTAACTCAATGGTGTTAGGTTCTGCTGTTTACGATAACCTATTAGTTAACAGTAAGATTGAAGAAAGAATCAAGTATACAACCGTTGCATCTATCGACATCGATGTAATCGCTCGTTACTTCGGCCTTTCCCGCGGTATCCGTGTAGCAGAAGGTCGCTTCTTAGAAACCGATGGACGTTTACTCCCCGTGTTCCCTGAGAATGCAATCTTAGTCTTCTATAGTCCATTAGGACCTAGTGATAGTGTTATGCCAGCCGGCGGTGCTTCTATGAGTACACCTGCTTATGCTTACACCTATCAGTTAACCGGAACCCCTGCTGTACGCCCTGAATACTTTGTTCGGGAACGCCGGGTTGTACGCGCTGAAATCACGGTCGAACGTATTGTAAACTTAGTTGGATTAGGAGCTACTGGATTAATCGGTTCGGGTTTCTACATTGCAGATATCTTAGCATAATCTTGAGGAGGTGCAACTATGGCAATTCTCAAGCCTATAACCAAAGCTGGTTTTATTGTTTACGCCGAAGGAGTCGACCTCTTCTGGACAACTTTCTCAGGTATCAATGACACAGCCGAGACTGGGACGTACGCTAACCAAACTGGAAACAGAATTTTCAAGGTAGTCGGACCAAGAACATTGGAAGATATGGAGCTAAGTTCTCCTTATGACCCCGTTCTTGCTCAACAGGCAGAAGAGTTCTGGCTTAACTATCAATGTCAATTCTTAACAATCACTATCCAACCCGTGCTTTGCGACGGTGAAGAAGAAAATGGGCCACCCTACATTATCGAAGGGGCTCAACTCAGTTCACTAAGTGTAGCCGAAGTAGATAGAGAATCTGGTGACGTTGCGATGATTACTTTATCCTTTACAGCCAACTCTTGGCGGCGAGGTTAAACTTTATCTTGGGAAGGGGGTTAAACCTCTTCCTATCACAATTTTTATCATAGGACTATGACTAAAAAAGTATTATGTGGAAAGACTATTATCAAGGAAGGTTCGTCCTGTAATAGTCATTTTTCTGAGTCAATATCTAAAAAAGTGGAGAAGGCTTCTTCTAAACTTGCCAACAAGAAGGATTTATATTATACTGAAGAAGTAGATAAGGAAAAGGAAGAGACTCAATGAGGACAGCTCACGTTTACCGAATAACCTTCATGGATCCAGGACACTATTATTCAGGTAGCAGACTTTGTCCAAAAGGAGTTAGCATCCAAGAAGATTCTAAAATTACCGTAGAAGAAAACATTTCTAAAAGAAAGTTCGATAAGGATAGGTACGAGATTATAACTGAACCTACCATTTGGATAAAGAGAAAGTGGGACAGAAACGGGAGAAAACCCTCTTATCCAGATCTCGAAATAATAAACACTATCTCAGTCCCAGGTTTTAATAGTCTTAAGAAACTGGAGGATTTTATGGAAAGAGAAACGGGGGAACCTGTGGGTAACTTAAGGAAATATTTAAAAGGCTATGCCAACCATGTTAAAGGGTGGACTATAATCCCAGGGGGTGATAATGGCTAAAACACAATTTTCGCCGGGCGTTGTAGTAACTTCTAAGTTCCTGAATGGTTTACAACAGATATTCTTTGACGGTAAGGACGCAGATTTTCACTACGACCCTCTCGATTTAAACGACATTCAAAAAGATGGGGATATAGGTTTTGATTCCCGGTATATCACCTTAACAACCCAACAAACTATCACCGGTGATAAGTCGGTATTAGGGAAATGGGAGTTCGGAGAAGATGGTTGTCCCGGATCTACCCTACCCTCAAATGCTCCTCTATCCCATGTGAGTAACTGTAAATGGTATGGTGGAACCAATATAGGGAGCCTAGATCGGTTGGAAGATGCGGACCTCATTACTAAGTTAATGTTGATCCAAGCCCTTCGAGATTTATCCCTAAATGACCTTGGAGACGTGGAATGTGCCTCACCAGGTGACGAGTTTATTCTAAGTTTCAATGCTTCCCAAGGGGAATGGACTTGCGGAGATGTAGTTAACGGAGGATTCTTTTAAGATATGGTTCGTTATGCACCCCTCCCAGACATTAGAGTAGATCCGAGAACAGAGAGACAGTTAGTTAGCGACGCTTCCCAAAGAGTTTATCAAGCAAGTGGTGGAACACTTAACGACTTCTCCTCTGGATCTCCAGTAGTGGCCCTATTAGAGGGTCAAGCTTTCGCGCAATCAGAATTTTTATATTGGGCGAGTAAGCTACCAGAAGCTATATTAATAGATTGGATTGGCCCCTTTTTAGGAGCCCAAAGAAAACTTGGAAACCCGAGTCTAGTTACTTTACAATTTGACATTTCTCCTCAAGATACTCCTTTTGTTATTACAGAAGGGTTCTTCACTTCAACAGACCCTAACCTTAACAACGGGGTGACGGTTCAATTTGTAACTACACAGACTTTAATCATCCCTCCAGGGAGTTTTACAGGGACTGTTACAGCCGTCTCCACTACTACGGGGAACTTGACAAACGTTCCACCTAATACCATCGTAAGATTTAATGAAATACTGCAAGGTTTAAATTCAGTAACTAACCCTGAATCTTCTACTGGTGGTGAAGATTTTGAAACGGTAGATCAGGTTAAGGAAAGATTTTTCTCCCTTATCAGAAGACGAAACCCTGTTTCAGCCGAAGATTGGCAAGGTTTGATGGAAGATTTATTAGGGGTTGGCACAATAACCTGTGCTCTTCCGAGACGTTCCAACTTTGGTTCCTTTGACAGATTTGAAGATTACTTAACAACCCCTGGACACTTCAGTCTGTTTAGCCTGAATGCAGATGGTTCTGAGCTATCAGAAGCTCAAATCGCAGGGGCTCAAAACATAATAAATAATAAGACCCCCGTGGGGTTGGACGTTCATTTATACCCTAAGAAACTCTTTGAAGTGGATGTGAAAACGGTTATCCAGTATAATCCTGGTTTACCTTATTCTCAAAACTTGCAGAACCTAAGTTTACAACTAAGAGAGCTTACTCGGAACATACTGAGACCTAACCGGGAATTCCCCTCTGACTATGCCCCATCAGTTACAGATATTGAGTCAGCACTGAACAGCACTTTCCCTGGAACTTTTGGTTCAACTAACCAGTATGTTGACCCTGACATACTGTCTATCTTAACATATACTTCTCCCAGAACTTTAGTTTCTTCTAACATTCAAGGTGCTGAGTTAGTGCCGTTAGAAACAGGATTCCGAGTAAAAGAGGGTGACTTGGTTTCCCGAAATGAAAACTTGTTTTTAGCGTTGCAATCGTTTAACCCTGTTCCATTTAACAAAGGATATTATACTAACACTGATACTCTGGTGTTCAGAAGAATATTAAACTTCCAACCTGGAGATTATAAGAGAAGCGACGTTATTGCTATCTTTGACTCAGGGACAGGATTATATGACATTCGTGTAGTTCTGAAGGACTTCTTCTACCGTGAAAGAAATACTATTTCTGAACTAGAGGCTAATAAACTTATTTCTCCTGTAAAAACCTTTTCTGACTGGGTTATCGGAGATGACTACATTGCGATTGATAATTTCAATGCCTATAACCCTGACATAATCACTTTGGAAGAAACGGATTTAGAAGATATTTTTAAGCCCGAACAAATAGCTAACGAACCTTTAGAATCTCGTCCAGGGTGGTATGTCTTCTTGGTTAATGAAAACTTTACTAGGGAAGCACCAACCTCTGACTTTTCTACAGTGCAGACTCAAGGGTTAGTTTCTTCTAGCATTATTATCACTAAAAACCTTGTTCCAGGAACTACGTATCAGGAAGGAGACTATATTCAAACAAAACTCCCAGAAGATTCTTTATGTCCTGCCGACCCTTTCCAGTTTGTTGTTGACACCATGGAAGGAGTGGTTTCTATCACCGCCAGGGTTTTAAGAGAGTTCCGTTTTGAACCAAACTCTACAGAAACTTTAGAAGAATCTATAGAGAGATTAGTAGCTAACAACATTATCCGAATGGTAAATGTTCTACCCTTTGAAGATGAAGATGGAAGCTTCTACGAAAATACCCCCTTCCGTTATTCTACAAGGTTTTCTTTAGGAGAATACCTCAGAGGAAGAGTACCTCAAGCTGATGATACTTATTACCTCTGCTTAGCGGATTTCACCCCTGATACTTCTGACCTGAGTAAGCTCATAGAAAATAGAACTATTCTAGAAGTCAGTGTAAATGAAGTTCCTTCAACGGTTAGAGATATATTCAGGTTTATCCCAGGTGACACCGCTCTATTCCGGCAAGATACCAGTAGGTTTAGAAGCTTTACCGCCACAGATTTTGTAACTCCCGTTGCTTTGCTCGAAGTTTACGAAGATAATGATCTGTTTGTGCCAACTTCTATGAGTGAAACCCAGAAATACTTTGATAGGAACTATAAGTATGAACAGATTATCCAAGATGATGAAGCTTTTTACCGAGTGATAAAACCTTTCACCCCTCTTACAGAAGGGACTGCAAGAACCTTTGAGCTTCAGAAACTTGTCTTGAAGTTGGTAGTTAAAAAGGAATGTAGCGAAAGAATCCAGAATGCCATTTCGGCTGCTACAAGTGCTAATCAATTGGGATTCTTTGATATTCAGTTGGTTGATCAGTCCGCTTCTAAGTTTGCTACAAGGTTTATTTGGGAGCAAGATGCCAGTTTATCTTTCGTAACCCCCGGTAACGAAGAAGATTTAGTTGATTATGGGGATGGAACGTTAGCATTATGATAAACCCTTTAGATGGGGGTCGGAGATCCATACAGGTTCCTGACCCTCCGTTAACAAATAACATTCAAGTAACCTCTGAGATTCTTAGAAGACTCTTTGGGCTGGAGGCTAGACCAACAGTTTGGGAAGAAGAAGGTGGAAGACCTATTTATGATAGGCTCCCTTCTGCTTCAGAGGCTTATAAGAAAACTCCAGAAGACACAACGGCTGGGAGAGTATTTCTTCCTCCTGATGGTTCTAGAGGTAGTGGAATAGGTTCTTTGCAACCCCTTCTCTTAGAAGGAAACAGGGTAGGGATACAATCCGGAATAGTTTCCTGGCCAGAAGGAACTACACAACATGAACAAACTTTTTTGGACATAACCCCCTTAGGGTTAGAATCTAGCAGATGGTTCCTTGGTTACGAGTTACAGACAGACGACACTCCACGAGCTTTCCGTTATCAGATTCAAGACCAAAACCTTCAGAGTATAAAAGGGTGGGAAGTCTCCTCTCCTCTTGAAATATGCGGGATGGAGTCCATCTACGCTATCCAGAATACAGAGGATAGGTTTTTTAGCCCTCAAGCAGAATTAAACATCACTTTTTCAACCTTTGCGAACTTTAACAAAATACAAGTTCCTATCCTACTGACATCTTTTGGGAAGCAGTTCATTCAATCAAACCCTGCAACCCTATCCACCAACCTTAATCCTGATGTTGAAATCGTAGGGAGATATGATGATTCTAAAGGGGTAATCTTTTTTGAAAATCTTTCCTTTAACGGAGCGATTACTGAACTTACTATCAGATATCCTTTAGCACCCGTTTATTCCACTTCTATAAAAAACATTTTATTTGACGGGATTATAGATGTTGTCACTCCTCCAGAAAATAACTCATATGGTGCAAACTTGGTAATCTATAATTTGGAAGATGAAGAAGTTCGGACTTCCATTTTGTGCTTATTAGCTTATTTTGAAACTAACTCTCAGGGCATTATACAATCCTTTAGAGATATCCGTAGAATAACTGCTGTTAAGAA